AGTGAAAATGCCGATGTAGTTGGAGCGATAAATATATTAACCAAAGGCAGACTACAATTAGAAACTGTCTTCTGACTTCTGTCATCTGTCATCTGTCATCTGAACAGGGTAGGACATACCCGTAGAGCTTGTGAAGTGAATCTCATTAGAGATCAGCAGCAAGAACCCACCGAGAGTAGCCCCCGAAAGGGGGAGCTAGTAGGAATCCCCATCCTTTAGGGCGGGGAGGATGTCAATGATAACACTTTTGAAGGTGTTCCAAGATTCATAGCCAAGATGTTGCATAAAGTCGTGTGCTATCCAATAACGAATACCGTTTTGATGTGCATCATTTTCAAATAATTCAAGATCGAATTGTTCAGCCATTTTCAGCTCCTATAAAAAAAGCCGTTTGGGACGGCTTGAATGTGCGGTTATCTTACCGAAAGAGCGGTGGGGTGTCAAATTATTTCATTCTTTCGTATTCCAGCAATTTGTGCGTGGTGGTGGCGTGTCCGATTAGGGCGATGACAAAGATTTCTTTTTCGTGTTCGGATAAATTCGTGTAGAATGTGTGCAATAGGCTATTGGCGTTCGGTTCATTAACCGTGTTGTCAATAAATTGGGTGAATATTTGTAAGGATTCCATAATGATTACCTTTGGTTATGATTGTCCGCATTGCGGTAAGAAAGATGTGGCGTTTGAAGTCGGTGGCTTTGTGCAGCGAAAAGTGAAAAGCGTACCTTTTGATGTCTATTCGATATTAGCAACCTGCAATTATTGTGGGCATGGCATTGTGGCAAGCCTTGGCTTTAATGAGAAAAACCCTGCTGACCTGATAGCAATTGATGCATTTAGAAAACACGCAGACTGGCGAGAAAAGGATAGTCTGTTTGACTTGCTTGATTTCGATCCCGAATGGTTGCCTAAACCGCCTAAGCCTGAAGTTCCTGCACATTTACCAAACAATATTGCTGAGCAATTAACAGGCGCTGAACAGTTATTTTTACAGGCTCGTGGCGACCGTTTAATGATTGCCTATTCAGGTTTAGGTTTTCGCAAAACGTTGGAATTTGCCCTGAAACTGCTTGATGATAATACTGATAAAAATCTAAATTGGCGCATTAACGCGTTAGTGAAAAATGGCTTGCTAGTAAAATCAATGGGCGATTTTGCGCACCGTATTCGTGCGCTGGGTAATGATGCCACGCACGATGATATTTCGCTTGATGAATTGCAAGAGCTGCGCCTGTTTACGCAGCTGTTTTTGCAATATACCTTTACCTTGCCGGCGATGATTCCTGTCAAATAAAAAAGCCTACAAAAACTTGTAGGCTTTCTTAAAATTTGCTTGTTTTAGTTGGAAAACCAACTTATAATATAATCACTTTCAGGGGGAAGCCTGAAAGTGAGTGTAAGGCTTAATCCTTATGCTTGAAGAAGGATAACCAAATGTTCAAATACATTATCCTGATTATCATTTTATTACTCTGGTCAATGCCAGTTTACTAATCTGATAATTTACTAGGGAGTTACCGGCTCCCTAGTTCTTCAAATTATAAGGAATTTATTATGGCATTGTCAAGAACCGAAATTGTGAACCGCAGCAATGAAAAGCGTGGGATTCGTCAAAAAGGCTTTAAACTTCCCCTTGAAGTGATTGCGGAAATTGAGCGGTTGAGCCAACAACACGGCATTCCGCAGAATCAGTTGATTATTCAAGCGGTGGAGTGTTTTAAACAGGTGAAAGGCTCGTGAGAGCCTTTATTCTCCCGATAATTCTTTTATTTTTCGGACAAATTTTCCAACTTCTTTTGCTACAAAACCTATTGCTACAAATTGATGAATCAAGACATATGTAAACAAATATCTTTCAGTTGTTTCTAGTTTGGTAAAATAATTTAGAATTTCATCAATTGCATTTTCTTCATTTTTAATTATTGGAATTTTATCATTTAAAAAACGTTCATATTTATGGGCTTTTTTTCGAAATTCATCTGATAGTGAATTTTCTTTTTTATTCTTGAATTTAGCCATTATTTCTCCTTAACCAGAACAGGCTTATCAATGAGATATTCCAGGTCATACGCCTCTTTGAAATTCTGTTCTTCGCTATCTTCAGGTTGTCTTTTGGGGATATGTATTTTCCCTAATACTTCGCCGTAGAAACAATCTTCAATCCACCCAATTTGTTCATCATCTAAAAAACCGTCATAACCGAAATTTTCATATAAATCACGGGCTTTTTCTAGCGTTGCTTGCTTGGCTTGTTCTAAGGTGTCGAAAATAAAAAAATCGTCATCATTTGTAGAATAACTAAAATATTTAGCCATTATTCCCCCCTAAAACGGAATATCATCATCAAAGTCCTGCTCTTGCGACGGGGCAGAAGTCGTTGGTTTGGTATAGCCTTGTTTCTGCTCCGCATAAGCGTTTCTGCTTCGAGCTGCTGGCGGTGATGATGTAGTGGTTTCTTGTTCTTTTTTGTCAAGCATTTGCATTACATCAGCTTGAATTTCCGTGGTGTAATGGTCGGTGCCGTTTTTGTCTTGCCATTTTCGGGTTTTGAGTTTGCCTTCAATGTAGACCTGTGAGCCTTTTTGTAGGTATTGCCCCACGATTTCCGCTTGACGGCGATAAAATACAATACGGTGCCATTCGTTCGCTTCTTTGCGTTCGCCTGTTTGTTTATCCGTCCAGCTTTCCGATGTTGCTACACTGATATTGGCGACTGCGTCACCGTTTGGCATTGTGCGGACTTCGGGGTCGTTACCTAAGCGTCCTACGATAGTAACACGATTTATTCCTGCCATTTAATTTCTCCCTAAAGTTTCAATAATTTGCTGATAATAATTTTGAGATACTGCCACACGCTCCTTTATCCGCTCAATCTTCTCATCATCCCGTTTAACTGTGACTGTGGTAATCCGCTGGCGTTGTGGGATTTGTTCCACTAAGCCGATATAGCGTTCGGGGTCGTCGTAGCTGGTGAGTAAATCAGGTGGAGTCGGCAACAAAATGAAGTCAACTTGAGCTTCTTCAGCTTCCCATAACCACATATAACCTTGCATTTGCCAGTCGTAGCCTGCTTTTTCAGCTTTCTCTTGGGCTTCGTCAGGAAAAAATGGGTGTGAGCCTATATCCCACGAACATTTTGTATCAATTATGAGTTTCCGACTGGGGACGTATATGTCACATTCACCGGTAATAAAATCGTTTTCTTTGCGTTCGGTGTTTTTCTTTAAGGCAAGACCACGGGTTAAGCCACTTAACTTAATGGCTTTATCTTCAAGCTGTATGCCTTTTTCAGTGTATTTATTGCCGTCAAAGTCTTGATAGCCGAAAAGGTCATATTTTGCCATTTTTCGCACCGCACTTTTGGCGGTTTGGGTTAGTTCATTTTGCTGTGCCTTGGTTTTTGGTGTACCGATAATATCAGCGATACTGGAACACCGCACTTTAAGCTGATAGTTCATTTTCGAGTTTCTCCAATTCGGCATATTGTTGTTGGCTAAATTCAAAGCCGTTGTCGCATAGGTCCTGTAAGGTGGTTTCGCCGGCTTGAATACTTTGTTTGCATTTTGCAAAGTCTTCTTCATTGACGTTTAGGATAAATTCAGCATCTTCAATTTGGTTATCTGGGTAATCAAATTCGCCTTTTTCGGCATCTTTTACTACAGATTGGTCGGCTAATACCGCTTGTTGCATTTCAACGGATAACGGGGCTTGCTTGGATAACAGCAATTTCATCACCGTTTTGAGAGCCATCGCTTCAAAGTTTTCGACCCATACACCGCCTTTACCATTACCATTCATATAACTGCGGTAGGTTTGTGAATAGCGTTCAGCGTGTTCATAGATGTCGCTTTCGGTCATATAAAGTTCAGCAGTAAAATCATTAATCAGCTTGAAATAAGCGTAATAACCGATTGGCTTTTCGTTTTTTTCGGGCTTTTGTTTCCAGTCAAATTCAAAGCCGTTTATCGGGTCTTCGGTAATCAGTTGCTTTTCGTACACTGGCACGGCGACCAATCGTTTAAACTGTCCGCTTCGTTGGGCTAATTGAATTAAGCCTTTGTAGCCTAGTTGGAATTGTGCCTGACCTTTATAAGGTACAATGTAGGCAAAACCTAAGCCATTTTGTAGTGGTAGATTTAAGGTTGCTGCCATTAATGCAGCGTTAAAAATGCTCATTGGGTTAGCATTTCGCAACATGGTATTACTATTGACAATTTGCAGTACACTTGTGGTGAAAGCATCGGCATTTTTGTTTAACAGTGATTTGATTTTTTCTTGAATAACCGGCTTGTCAAAAAACTCTTTCACGGGGAAATGTGTTTTTTTAGCTGGTGCGGTTGGTGTTGTTTCGGTGGTCATAACAATTCCCTTAATGTGTTTGATTGATTGCTTGCATGACAACTTGGATTTCTCGGCGAATATCTGGGGCGACCTTTTCAATGTCGGCAAGTAATTTACCTAACGTCCCTGTCGGGCATTCAGCAAAGCGGATAATGGCGAAATAGACCGCATCGAGTTTCTTTGTATCGACGGCAGCACTGCAAAAAATATGTTCAATGAGTTGCTGCTTTTCTTCGTCATAGCAGGCACCTTGGTCTATATCATCAAAGGTCAATTCAGGATTAACTAAAAAATCAGGTGGTTCCATGTGGTCATGTAACCATTGGCACGCTCTAAAATTATCTTTCATGGGTTTGCTCCTGTGTTTCTCTCTGTTTTAACGTTACCCATTGCTTGGCGTATTCAATTTCTTCGTCTGTCATATCTCGTGCCAGACAGTGTCCGTGTTGCCATACACCGCCTTTGTCCGCACAGGTTTCTTGTGGTGTGGTGGCAAAGGCTGGGTGGCAGCTAGCGATAAGTGCAATGGCAACCATAATGAGAAGTGCTAGAGCAATGCCGGTGAAGATGTTTTGTAAGTAGGTTTTGAGCAGTTTCATAGTGTTTCCTTATATAATTGAGCAAAAACATTAACGCACTTTAAAAGGTTCTTCTTTTTTAGCTGGGGTGATGAATGTGTCATCCCAGTTATTCGTCGGAGTCCATTTAATCGGTTCTTTGGGGGCTGAATTGATGTAAATATTTAGCGTTAAACTTGCACCATCTTGCAGAGTGAAGTTATATACATTCTCGTATTTTTGCGTCATTTTCTGTTTCCTTTTTGTACGATTTAGTTAATGATGTAATATAAGAAAAATGCGATATAGTAAGCAGTGATAGCCAGCGTTATGCCGATTAAGTATTCGCTTATTGTTGGGTTTGCTTGCTTAAAGCGTGTAATATATTGTTTAATCTTGTGTAACATTCTTTTTCTCCGTGGAGTGCGTTATGAATATTGAAAAAGTTGGAAAATATTTGGCTTTTGTTCAATGGGTTACGCCATTTGGGTATTACCTTTTTGTGGTTCAAAGCGATTTATCTTTCCGTTGTCAATATTGGATTTATCTTTTACTCGTTTTGTGTTTGGCTTGTTTCTATTGGTTTGTGGATAGTAAATTTAATTTGAATAATGTGGTCGGGTTTGAAGCCTATTTGATTTTTACCATTATTAGTCAAATTACCGCTGGCTCTCTCAGTTTTGATGAGATGAAACATATTGGGCTAAATTTTTCAGCCGATATTGATACGGCTTATGAACAATATTTCTTTATGAAATTGTTGTTTAATTTAGTGGGTATGTCTTTGTTGCCAGTTGCGTTTAATCACATTACCGATAAATTCAAAACGAAAAACGAGTAAAACTCACCGCACTTTGAAAATCAAAGCGTAAAGTGCGGTGGTAATTCCTAGTGTTTTGCGTGTCCTAGTAACAACGTTTTTTGGGGTTGTTGTACCTGGGGCATTAGCCGTTCGATTAACGGATGGATTGCCTTAAGTAGTTCGGTGTGGAGCCTTACGTTGAATTGTAGGCTGTCCACTTCACGCCCGACCAGTAAGCCGTTGAGTCGGCGGAGTAGGTGGTGTCCGCTTTCGTGTAGGTTGGTGCTGGATGACCATAAGCGTAACAGTAGGGCGAGTTCGTCAGGGGTGAGAACAATGCCTGTTTGTGGGGCTTGGGGTTGGGGTTTATCTAACAACACTTGTTCGCCGTCTAGCCATATTTCGCCGTCTAGCGGTAGGCGTGCGAGTAGGCTCACGGCTTCGAGATATTGGTCATCGTTGATGTCTTTGTAGCTTTTGCCGAAATGGGTTTTGAGTGCTGACCATTGGGTGATGGTGGCTCTCGCTTGTTGGTCTTTCGGTAGGCTTTTGGCTCTGCCCATCACTAACTCTTTGATGTTTTGTTGGTGCTGTTTGGAAAGTGGGGCGATTTTCACCGCGGTTTGTTCGCCTTTGGCTTGTTTTTCGCACGCGATGAAATATTGGCGGATTTGTCTGCCTTTGGCGTTGCGTTCGACCATTCCAAGTTCTTTGCCCATTTCAAGGGTGATGTGATACTCTTTGCGTGGTCGTCCGTTGGTGCGAACGGTTGTGATGATGTAGTCTTCGTTTTCGATAAAGCCGTATTCGGTGATGCGGTTTTTTATCCAGTCTGAATAATCTTGTTTGCTTTCAACGAAAGTGTGAAGTTCTCGTGCGTTGCAAAGTTGAATAGGTTGATTTTCAATTTGTCCGTTGAAGACAGGGATTAAATTTGCATTTGTCATTTTGTTTATTCCTTGACTTGTTTTTAAACTTCATCACGAATAAACGCCAATTTATAGGTGATGAACTGAACGAGATTGGCGTACCGTAGTCAAGGATCACGGCGATCTTTCGATCTCCCATTCAGCTCATCATTGGACTTTTCCATAAATTTATGGAAAAGGTAGATTTGCTGTTTTGCGGATATAAAAAAACACGCTTTAGGCGTGCTGTGTTTCTCCGCCTTGACAATTTCAGGACGCCAATCCTGACTTTCTATTGAAAGTGGGGGTATTATAGGGCGGAGTGGGGGGGATGTCAAGCCCCCATATTGAAACTCCTTTGCGCCTTTTCGGTGTTAGAGTAGAATAGAAGTGTCAAAATTCATTCACTCAACAAAGGAGTTTCAATATGTGGGACTTTATCTTTAAAGTCGTAGAACTTATCTCTAAAAAGGTGTCATTTATTGCTATGTTTTTTTATCTTGCGATTGTTTTGTTGATTTATATTCTTGTGCCGTACACTACATTTTTACAATGGATTGCTCCGAGAGAAGAGCCTTTTTTTGTGTATGGTTTGTGCGTGTTTGTTGTATCCACTTCGCTTTTTCTTGCTGGAAAACAAATTGATGATTATATTTATCCACGCTTTAACCGTTGGCGTGCTTTCAAACAGTATGAAGGGATTTATCAAGCCTTAACGGATGATGAACGGAAAGTGTTAATGGATTTAGTGAGTTACGGCTCTGCTCCTGCGGAGATTCCGAATGTTAAAATCCGTTCGAGCCTGTTATCTAAAGGGCTTGTTCAATTAAAAATGTTCAATCCTGTGTTCCAGTCTTATATCGTCACGCCTAAATTCTATGCGTTTCTGTTGGAAAAAATCAGAAACGATTCTTGAAAAAAATCCCCACTTGCGTGGGGTATGTCATTAGTAGTGACGGATGGTGGTATTTTATCTCTTTCCGACCATTGAGATGTTATTCAAAACCGCACTTACTGACACCGCACTTTATCTGCATTAAGTTGGTTGATAAAAAGCAATAAATGCGGTTTTGAATGGGGATTTTTTGGCTAATCCCCAGAGCCTGTATTTTTCTTCGGTTACTTTCTTGTGTCTTACTGTACACGCCCAGATTTCGCCTGAACTTACTATCGGACAACCCCAATAAATGAATCGGGCATGGCTTTCACATGGTCTGTTAAGGCGGTGGGTCTTTATGGGCTTCCACGTTTCTCTCTGTTACCTTACACTCAGAGAGAGCTTTTACTAACCTTATCTCCTGTTGCCAGTAAGGGCAATCATTCGGCATTGATAGCAAGTTCTGAATTAAATTGTTAAAGAGCAATCCCTTTCGGGGGAAGGCGTTTAGATACGCCTTATAAAAGTTTTAATGCAATAAATTCCACTTCACCCATGATTAAATCTCTAAATTCGCTACTTGTTTCAAGCAGGTCTGCTAAAAATTCAAGGGCTTTCCCTGTTTTTTCTGCGTAATATTCAAGCACTTCGGTAATCATGAGGGCTTTTAATTCTTGGGCGTTGTTAATTTCCATTTTTTTCCTTTTCATCTGTTGGTGCTAACAATCATCTCTGCTTATCTCTCGACTTCCTTTCGTCCGCCTGCTCTGATTGTTAGGGTGTTTTGTTTTGATGTGGTATAATACAAAATGTAATCAAGATTGTAAATACTAAAAGTATTATTTATTTTATAAAATTACATATTGTATTTTTATTTTATTGATTTTAAAAGAAATAAATTTTTAGGGAATTTGTTTGATTGCTTGTTTTTTGAGCAAGGATGTGACTGAAAGGAGATAATTTTGGAAAAGTGCGGTGGGGATTTTGGGGGGATAACCCATAAAAAATGCTTGAATATAATACATTGTATCCATATAATACATTTATTCTTATTAATCATTGAGAAAATAATGTACACGATTATTGAGCAGGAACGCTTTAAGAAAAAAGCGGATAATATTTGGGACGAACAGGAACGGTCGGCATTTTTTAGCTATCTTGCGAGCGATCCGCTAGTCGGCGATGTTATCCCTAATTCTCACGGTTTGCGTAAGGTTCGCTGGCAAGGCTCTGGACGGGGTAAGCGTGGTGGGTTGCGGATTATTTATTTTAACTTGCTCGATGACGGTGTAGTGTTGTTATTGGACTTGTATGCCAAAAATCAGCAGGAAAATGTTTCTCAATCAGAGATAAAAAAATTAAAGGCGGTGTAATATGAGTGATATTCAAGAAAAAATTCAAGCCAAAACGAAAAATTGGGATATTGAAGCGATGGTTAATGCGGTGATTGCGGACGATCCGGATGCGGTGGTTATTCGTGAAAGTTTAACCGAAGCCTTAATGGATGCAAAACAAGGCAAGCACGGGCGAATTACTTATGTTGAAACTTCCCCCGTGACAGAAACTCGTAATCGTACAGGACTTTCACAGCGTAAATTTGCTGAGCGGTTGGGGATTTCTGTACATACGTTAAAATCGTGGGAGCAAGGACAGCGTAATCCAAGTGGAGCAGCAGTAGCATTATTGAAACTACTTAATAAACACCCTGATTTAGTAGTGGAATTAGGATAGAAAATTAGAATAAAATAACCCTGTGAATATTATTCAAGCCCTGTTAATTCAGGGCTTTTTTATTGGAAAATTTGTATAAATTGCTTGCTTTATGGTGTAGTACATACTATAATAATCACATCTAGCAAGGAGCTAGAAACAGCAAACCCCACGCTGTTCAGAGTGGGGCTTACAAAAGGAACTGGATTATGTGCGTTAAAATCTTAATCCTAGTTATCTTGTTAATGTTGGCTGTGCCAGTTTACTAGATAACTTTCAAGTCCTAGCGGTAACTGCAATTATCGCTAGGCAGTTCCTAAATATTAATAAACTGCGGTGAAAAAAGCAAGGGTTTTATTATGGCGATGACGAAAAAAGAAATTCAAGAGAGAAGCGATTTAAAGCGTGGGGTGAAGTTGAAATCCTTTAAACTGCATTCATCGGTGATTGAATTACTGGAGCAATTAAGCAGTAAAACGGGCAAATCACAAACGGAGCTGGTGAGTGACGGGGTGCGGTATTTGGCGGGGAAATATGGGGTTTAACCGCCCCTTGAGTTGAGACGGTTTGGATTATGCTGCGAGCTTGTTTAACCAAATATTCTGTTTTTGATATGGTAAAACTTGAGCTTGTGCGTTAAAAAGTAAGACAAGATTGTTAAATTGGTCGCCTACATTGTGGTCGTCAATAATGACAAATTGTTGCGTATTTTGAGCGTTGTTTGTTGGGTCGGTTAAATCCGTCATTTTACCTAATACGCTATAGGCACTATTCCAGTTTCCTTGAGCTTTTACACTGACTGTAAAAATTTGTTTATTAGGTTTATTTGCCCCCTGTAACAAAATAGGAATATTAACAAGATGACCGCTTAACCCTGTGAATTTATTATCAAAAGTAAGTTGTTGGCTGAATTTACCTTTATTTTGGCGAAATAAACCTTTCACTTCTTTTTCAAATTTATCTTCAGGCAGACTAAACCAATCTGAAGCCATTCCACCTGTGATAATTGAGCTTTGGATTACTTTTTGTAACTGTTGAGCAAGTGTCGCTGAATTGCTTATGCTGTTGATTTCCGCCCGTTGATTGAGTTCAATTCCCCTGTATGATAAATTTTGTTTAATGTGGTTAAACCGTTTTTGAGAAAGCGATACGCCACGACTTTCTAAGTTCATCAAGGTTTTTGCATCATCAGTAATTAAAAATTTATCATCACCTAATTGTTCAATATACACGCCAATAACATCACCATCATCTTGGAAAAATGGCGTATTAATTCTTACCAATCCGCTTGATAACGGTTGGCAATCATAGCCTAAATGCGATAAAACACTATTGCATATCATAAACTTAACTCCATTTGTCCATTATTGCTATAAATTGGGTGGGGTATTTTCCCCGTATAAGAACAATTAAATTGTTCTAAAAAATACTCCGAAAAAAAGAAAAAGTCATCTGTTTTTTCAATCTTTTTTTCTATGGGATAACCTGTTTCTTGGTTGTGTTTTTCGTGTAATAAGTGATAGTGACAGCCTTCAATGCGTGTGGGCGGTGTAGGCAAAACATCGGTAAATGCGTTGTGGTGAGCGATATTTTGCCCCTGATCTACGGCAAATAATCGGCGGTTTTTATACATTGCCATAAAATTCATTTCAGGGATTAACTCTGCTCTTCTTGCTGGGCGATATTGCCATTGTAATTTTAAATGGGTAATAGGGAGTTGATTTTCATCAAAAACAGGTAAAGCCAATTTTAACCAAGCTGGCTCTGGCTGATTAAATTGCTTTTTACTCCATATGGCATGATTGAAATTGACAATCTTTTTTTGTTGCATAATATTATCAATTTCCCATTGTGGAATGATTAATTCATTGATAGTTGCCATATTTCCCCTACCGTTTCCGCCGATAAATGCGGTGTTCTACCATGGTTCCCACAATGCGAATAGCCTGTTTTAAGGTGGTGAGTTTATCGTAGTCGGGGTTGAGGGGCACTAATTCAAAGTGCCGATTACCGTAATTATCGTAGTCTTGTAACGGACGGTATTTTTTAAAGGTTGCTTCATAATCACCATTAACAGCCACTACAAATTCACCGGCGTGAGGTTGGATTTTTGGATCGACGATAATCACATCTCCTTCGATAAAATCAGGCTCCATGCTGTCGCCTTTGATTTTCAGGGCAAAGGCATTTTCGGATACGTCTAAATCCGTGAGGATATATTCAAAATCTTCGCTGTCTTGCAGTAAATTAATATCCGTCCACATGCCTGCTTGGACGTAGCTGATTAGGGGGACTTTATGGGAACGCAATCTAACAGGCGTTACATTGACATCAAAATCTTCAACGGTACCGTCTTTGTTTAATATAACTTTCTCCGCACCTAAGATTTTTAATATTTGGGCAACATCATCAAAGTTTGGGGTTCTTCTCCCTGTTAGCCAGTGACCGATTGCCCCTTGGGTTTTCCCCATTGCATCCGCTATATCGTTTTGATTTTTGCCAGAGATTGCCATTAATTCACGAACGTAGTCATTCCACGGTTTTTTCATAATTCACCTACCTTATTTTAGATGTTGATTATTACGCAAAGTATTAAATATGCAAAATACTAATAGTATATTTATGTTGATCTTTAAATTTACATATAGTATTATTTGGTTAATATTAACGGAGTTAAAAAATGAACAAGATTTTAGAATTTAGACAATCTGCCAATTTAACCCAACAGGAATTATCTAAACGTGTTGCTATTACACAAGGGGCATTAGGTCATTATGAAACTGGACGGCGTACCCCTAAATTAGATACCGCACGCAAGATTATTGCGGTATTTAATCAATGCGGCGTTAATTGCACGTTTGAAGATATTTTCCCTGTTGAAACCTAATTTACCCAAAGGCAAATGCAATGGCACGCAATACGTTAACAAGATCTGCAAGGGAGCTTGCCGATCCTTTGATGACAAAATACCGCTCACAAAAGCAAGTAGATGTGGCAGATCGTATGGACTGCGACCCGTCCACGCTTTGCCGTTTGACAGGTGAGAATGGTGAGAAATTAACAACCGCCTTGAATTTCATTGCGGCGAATGGTTTTGGGCTGGTGGATAAAGCCACGCACATTGCCGTTGAACGTAAGGAATTTGAGCTGTTGTTATTGGCGTTAAATGGCTTGGATAGCCGTTTGCATGAGAAATATTTGGAAAATGAATGAATACTCCAGTGAAAGAATTTTTAAACCGGCTGAAAAGATTTTATCTCAGCGATCAGTTTTTTTACATTTACTTGGTAGCGTTTATGTTACTTGGTTGGTACTTGTTTAGCAAATAAAAAACCACCGTTGGGCGGTGGTTAGTTACTTAATCCATAAAGGAGTAATAAGTATGGGTAGATTATCCACTAAAAAAAACAAAAAGGCAAGTGAAATGCCGATAAAAGACGTAAAAACTGCTAGAAAACCATTATCTAAGAAAATCCGTTTTGAGATTTTTAAAAGAGATGGTTTTAAATGTCAGTACTGCGGTAAGTCTGCACCTGATGTGGTTTTACACGTCGATCATATAAATCCTGTCAGCAAGGGCGGATCTGATGATTTGATGAATTTGATTACATCTTGTTCAGATTGCAATTTAGGTAAAAAGGATATTTTACTAACGGATAATTCCGTTATTGAAAAGCAAAGAAAACAATTACAAGAGCTGAATGAAAAACGCGAGCAACTTGAAATGATGCTGCAATGGCGAGAAAGCCTCGCCAATTTAGATCAAGATCTTGTTATGGTTATTACAAAGAAAGTAAACGAATTAATAGAACCCCATGAAGTTAATGTGAATGGGGAAAAAACGATTAAATCATGGTTGAAGAAATTCTCTCTTGAAGAAATTTTGAACGCCATTGATTCCGCATTTGAGAGTGTTTTTGGATTCGGAAAAGATAAATCTCATGAAGAAAAAAGCAATGATTTTTTTAATTTAATTCCGAAGATTTGTAGTGTTAATCGCATGCCTGAAATTGACAGAGAACTTTGTTACATTCGAGGGATTTTGAAAAATCGAATGTATGTAAATTTTGGTTATGTCATGCAACTTATGAAAAAAGCGACTTCTCTTGGTTTTGACGTAGAAGAACTAAAGGAATTTGCAAAAACAGCGAGAAATTGGACTACGTTTAAAACAACGTTGGAAACTTTTATTCAGGAGAATGAAAATGAGTTCTAAACTACTTGGTCATGTATGGGATTTAGATCTTCCCGACTCAACAACAAAATTAATCCTTTTACGCCTTGCGGATAATGCGAATGATGAAACTGGAGAATGTTTCCCGTCTTTAGCCTATTTACAAGATAAATGTTCCATTAAATCTAAAACAACGATAAGACTGGCGTTAACAAAATTACAAGAATTAGGATTTATTTTGGTCATTAAACGCAAAAAAGAGAGTGGCATAAATACTTCAAATTTGTATAAATTAAACATGGAAAAAATTCTGACTAAAACCAAAATCACTAAAAATTCAAGTGTTAAATCAAGTGGGTCAGAAACTGTACCCTTAGATGGGTCAGAAACTGTACCCTTAGATGGGTCAGAATCTGTACCCTATGGGTCAGAAACTGTACCCTTAGATGGGTCAGAATCTGTACCCAGAACCAATAACTCTTTTGAACCAATAATTAACCAATCAATATCTTCTTCGTCCGAACAAGTTCAGACGAAGTCGCCGAAGCGAAAACTTGAAAAATTTTCTAACGATGATTTGACGACAGCGGAATGGATGTTTAGCCAACTGCAAAAACTCAACCCGAAAATAAAATACCCGAATATCAATCGCTGGGCGAATGAGGTTCGCCTGATTCGAGAGATTGACAGGCGGTCGCACCGTGAAATTTGCGAATTATTCCAGTGGGCGAACCGTGATGGCTTTTGGAAATCGAATATTTTAAGTCCGCACAAGTTGCGTGAAAAATGGGATCAGCTGGAAATGAAACGGCAATCACAAATTCAGTTTGGTGAAGTGGAGCGGAAGATGTCGTTTACGGAGAAAAATGCGATGCAGTGGAATCGTCCGGAAGATTGGGAAGGGGTGTTTTAACCATGAATAATCAAGTTTCAAACGCTACCACAACAAGCACTGTTGGCAAGGTTTTTCATGATGACGTAGCAGGTATGGTGGATGAGTTATTTAAAAATTTAATCGCCAGTTGTCCGGTGTTGTTGAATATCGATTCTGTTCAACTCAAACGCATTAAGCAGCAATGGATTTTGGGTTTTCAGGAACAGGGCGTGAATAATTTTGAGATGGTGAAATGCGGGATGCGTGAAGCGAGAGCGAAGCCAAACGGTTATTTGCCGAGTGTGGGTGAGTTTATTGCGTGGTGTAAGAAAAACTACAATCCGCACGGATTAGCCACGGAAGACCAGCTATATCAACGCATTGTGGCGTTTATGGCGTACGGTATGGAAGAAATTGACCGGTTTAAATTTGACAGTGATTTAGAGCGGTATTTGATTACAGGGTTGTATTGCAAAGAGCGTGCGAACCAGTGGACGGATAAGGACTTGCGGTCAGAAATTCAGCAGGAATTAAACCGTACGGCAAAACGATTGGATGCAGGCTGGAAAGTACCCAAACCACAACCAGCCTTGCCAGAAAAAGTGATTATTCCTGCGAGCAAAGAACAAGTTAGCCAACACATTGCGAATATGAGAGCGATGTTTAAAGGGGTAAGGGTGAATTAATGTCTGATGCTGCAATAGTTACTATTGGTTATTTCGCCACTATGGCGTTTATATTTTGGCTTGGAATGAGAGATTAAGCGATGAAATACGTTGAGCTTAAATCGGAAAAAGTGCGGTGCAATTTAATCGAGTTTATTCGCACTTTGCCAATTGATGAGAAAAAGCCGTTAGTGGTGCAGATTAAGCCGATTACTCGTAACCTTGAACAGAATGCTAAGTTCCATGCCATGTGCCAAGACGTGGCGAATCAGTGCGAATTTCACGGTAGAAAGCTCAGTATGGAGCAATGGAAAGTGTTATTTATTTCCGCTCACGCACAAGCGACTAAACAGGGCTTTGAGATTGTGGCAGGGTTAGAGGGGGAATTTGTCAATATTCGGGAAAGTTCAGCACAAATGAGCGTTAGCCGTATGGCGAGTTTGATTGAATATCTGACGAGTTGGGGCGTTGAAAATGGCGTGCGGTTTAATGATTGGAAATGGTTGCCTGAACGGTGGCGATAGATCATTTTCGTGACGTTACGAAAATGGTGGTTGTCTCTTAAATGGGTTGGCTTATTGTAAAGATTTGTTTTTGTTATTGAAATGATTGTCTCTTAAATGGGGTTGGTTGTCTTTTAAGGGGAAATAATGAAAAAAGTGCGGTGTAAAAAATGCAAGATTTGCGGACTGGACTTTGTGCCACGCAGTAGCTTTGCGAAAGTCTGTTCGGTGGCTTGTGCGATGCAGTTTGCTAAGGAGCAAGCAGAAAAAGAGAAAATTAAGCAGCGGAAAGCACGAGAGAAAGCAGAACGAGCCAAGATTAAGCAAGTTCGGGAGAATTTGAAAAGCCGTCAAGATTGGTTGAAAGATTTGCAGAAAGTCTTCAATCAATTTATTCGTTTAAGGGATAAGGATTTACCCTGTATTTCGTGCGGACGGTTTCATCAGGGGCAATGGCACGCAGGGCATTATCGCACCACCAAGGCTTGCCCTGAATTACGGTTTAATGAAGACAATTGCCATAAGCAATGTCAGCCTTGCAATACACATTTAAGTGGGAATATTACGGAATATCGGATTAATTTAGTGCGGAAAATTGGGCTAGAGCGGGTGGAATGGTTGGAAAGAAAAGACCATAAGCCGTTGAAGTTGACGATTCCTGAGATTAAGAAATTGATTCGGGTGTATAAGGTGAAGTGTAAGGGGTTGATGTGAGTTTTAAAGATGTTTGTATTCAATGGGGATATTGGGCGACACCGAGATTAGGTACGGAATATCCGAGCTTGTCGGTAAGTATTCCTGTTCCGCCCGTGATGAAATCAAAGCGAGTGGTACCGATTAAGGACGAGTTGGCGATGGAAATTGACCGTTGTGTTTGTGTAATGAAAAAAGTTACGCCTGAGCTGTATGATTTGTTTATGGCGACTTATGCGTATCGGTTGCCTGTGTATGATTTGCGGAATAAGTATAAGGTGGTGACGCAAAGGGGGATTTTAACAAGATTTGGGGTGAGTAAAGCACATTATTTTAATTTGATGAGAGTAGCAGAAACATCGTTGAAGTTAATGCTTAGTCAAAATCAGTGCATTATGTTAGCATAATGGTAGCAAAAATAGTTGCAAAATAGAAAAATGTAACTATAATTGATACTAAATATAATATAGGTTGAGTTTATGGGAAAAGCTGAAAAATTATTAGAGAAACTGGCAGGGGCTAAAAGTACGTTTGTTTGGATGGATTTAGTCACTTTGCTTGCTCAACAAGGATATGAGAAGCAAGAAATGGCAGGTTCTCGAGTTCGATTTTTTAACACAAAACTTGACCATATTATCTTGTTGCACAAGCCACACCCTGAAAATTATATTAAAGGCGGTGTATTAAAATCAGTGAAAGAATCCTTAAAACAGGTAGGTATATTATGACGTTGTTAAACTATAAAGGCTATGTTGGCACAATTGAGCCTGATTTAGAAAATAATGTATTGTTTGGTAAATTAGCATATATTCGGGATTTGGTCACATATGAAGCGGAAACTTTACCTGAATTAGAAAAAGAATTTCGTACGTCTGTGGATTTGTATTTGAGTGATTGTGCGGAATTAGGCAAAACGCCTGACAAGCCTTTTAAAGGTGTATTCAATGTGCGGATTAGTGAAGAATTACACCGTATGGCGGTGATAGCCGCTGGCGATATGTCGTTAAATGCCTTTGTGGGAGCGGCAATTCAAGAAAAAGTGAATCGAATGGCTGTTTAATATACAAAAATGCTTGATTTGTCTAGACATAAACTGTATCATTTCACTTATAGTGCGGTTTCGTACATTTAAAATGCACGAAAGAATTTACAGCCCTGAGCAGCAATGCTTGGGGTTTTTTATTGCAACGAATAAAAACCAACTGCTCAAAATGACGATGCACAGAACCGCAGTTTGTTTTAGGTGATTGAAAGGTCGCCTTTTTTAATTCAGAGAGAGCGAAAATAATGTTGAATTGTTATTTCACTTACCCTTTTCACGGTGAAACAGAAACCTTAGCGATTCTAGCGGAAACAGTGCGAGAAGCGAAAGCCAAAGCAAGGTCGATGAGTTCGGAATTAGTCTATGTGGGCTATGATGAAGTGGAAGAAGATCCATTTGCGGAACAAAAGATTGCGTGGGTATGTGAAAAGCCGGTGGAAGAATTGCCGTTTCTCTTTAAACAAGGGAAGCAGTTAGCGTTGTTGTTTGCATATGGAACGAATTGTCAATGTTGTTTGGGGTATCGGATTATGGCAGGGTTGCTGTTAGGTAGTATCGTTGGGTATTGGTTGGGGTAGGTTATGGCGAAGAAATCTTATGATTGGGTTGCAATTAAACTTGAATTTGTAAAGTCTTCTTTGTCTACTCGTGATTTTGCCGAAGCCTTTGATATTCCGTATAGCACGTTTTCTAAAAAAGTGATGCGTGAACAATGGGAAAATGAAAGGAAGCAGATTGGAAGTAAATTGGAAGCAAAATCCATTGAGAAATCTATTGAAAACCGTGCGGATGAATTATCTGAGTTTGAAACAACAACGTTAAAGGCTATTCGTATTGCTCAATCTGATATTATTATCAAGATTTCTACTTGTGAGAAAGCTGGGGATATGAAATCGCTCACTAGTTCATTGGTTGATTTGCAAAAGGTATATCGGTTGGCATTAGGAGCCAGTACCGAAAACCAAGCCACAGGCACGACGACGGATTTTTCCCAATGGTTGGAGAGTATTGACAATGGCGAACTCGGAACAGGTCGATCGTCTGCGTGATGAATTTCGGCGTAACTTTCAGGCTTTTGCCTATTACTGTTTGAAAATCCGTACCAAAAATCAAGGGGTGATTCCCTTTGTATTAAATTCGGTGCAGTTAGATTTGTTGGATAAGTTCTACGACCAAATGCAGATGCAACATCGAGCAAGATTTATTGTATTGAAAGCTCGGCAAATGGGGTTATCCACCTTTATTGGGGCGTTGTATTATTGGTGGGCGATTTACCACAGGGGGACGAAAGCCCTTGTGTTGACGCATTTAGACAGTGCGACTAAAGAGCTGTTCGAGATGATTAAGCGTTACCATGATAACGCCCCTGATGAATTTAAGCCGAAAGCTCACCGCAATAGCACCAATGAATTAGCCTTCACCGATGTGGATAGTGCGTTTAAAACCGCCACGGCAGGTAGTAAAAATGTGGGACACGGTTCGACCATTCAATGTTTGCATTGGTCGGAAGTGTCACGCAGTAAAAACCAAGCGGAGATGACCGCTGGAGTAATGCAAACTGTACCCAGTGGTGACGGCTCCATGATTTTTCTTGAATCTACCGCAAACGGCATAGGTGAATATTTTCATCAAACGTGGGAACAAGCCATACGGGGTGAAAATGAATACACACCCGTGTTTTATCCGTGGACGGCGATGAAAGAATATCGTCAAAGTGCAACGGGGGTGGAGTTTAGTTCTGAAGAACGGGATTATCAAGTCTTGTATGGCATTGACGATGAGCAGTTAGCGTGGCGACAAGCTAAAATGCGAGAGTTTAAGGGTTCACCTGAAGAACGGCTTGCCTTGTTTCGTGAGCAATACCCGATTACCCCTGAAGAAGCCTTTCAATCCAGCGAAAATGCGTTTATTAATTCGGTCGCCGTACGAGAAGCCCGCAAGGCAGAATTTAAACCTTACGGAGCGATTGTATGTGGTGTTGACCCCGCTGCTGGTGGTAAAGACAGTACAGCGATTGTGTTACGTCAAGGGCAGAAAGTGCTGAAAGCGTGGCGGTTTAAACAGCCTGATTTAATGGCGATTGTGGGACGTTGTGTTGATGTGATTCATGAATACAAGGTCGACATGATGTTTGTAGATGCCGTAGGTCTAGGCTTGGGCGTTTATTCCCGCTTGGTGGAGTTGGGTTATTCAGACCGAGTGATGGACATTAAGGCAAGCCGTAAAGCCGATGAACCTGATGCCTATGTTAACAAGCGGGCGGAAATGTGGGACAGAATGAACCAATGGCTCGAAAATGGGGCAGATATTCCCGATAACGATATTTTCGAAAGCGATTTGCTGATGTTGTCAGCAGAATACGACAGTTCCAGACGGCTGAAAATGCAGAGCAAAAAAGAAATGGCTCATTCGCCTGATTTGGCGGATGCCTTGTCATTTACTTTTGCATTAAATTATGTGATACCAAGGTCGGAGCAAGACGAAGACTACCAAGGCTTACGCAAAGCTCCGACTTATGGGGGCAGTATGATTAACGGGAATGTGTAGCACGATACAGTTCACACAAGGTTTTAATTGCTTGCGGACGAGCAACGCCTAATTCCGCACAGATGGCGTCAAATTCTTGTGCAGTGTCAGTGGCAAGTTGTAAACTGATACGTTGAACCTTGCCTTGCTCAAGCATTTTTTTATTCCACTCGTGAGCGGTTTTGGCTCGCAATTTTTTACTGTGTTCGGTTATTGCATTTGCCATAATAAATCCTTGCTTTTAAAGTACGAATTGGTTAAGATTGAAGTCGCAGGGGGAGACTGCTACATATCCCCCTTTGAGTTAGTCTAGTAAGCTGGCAGGCTTACCAACAATCCGACTAACAGGATAATGATGATCGCTAAAGTTCTATTCATCACTTCACCTACTTCAGATTGCCCCACTTTCCACAAGGTGGGGTTTCTTGTCTCAGCACCTTGCTGATGAAAACTATTATATTGCACAAAGTAATATTGCCCAAGTAATTTTTTTGATTTTTGATAAAATATAATTGAACCGCACTTTTAAAGGTGCGGTTTTTCTTTTAAGGATGTCCAATGGCAACACACAAAGAACAAATTGATTTGCCGAATGATGAAGATGAATTAGAAGATGTTCACGATTCACTGGCAGAGCAAGTGACGGAATATTTTCGTCAAGCGAAAAGTCACCGCTCATCTTTGTTGGTGCAAGGAAAAACCGTAGATGATTGGTTTAGACGGCTTGATGATGCTTATCATAAGATTCACGACCCTGAAGAATTAATTGGTCGTCCGAATATGCGTTCTTATTTTGGATTAACCCAAATTAAAGTTAATGCGGTCGGCAGTTATATGCGGTCTAAATACGCTAATCCTGCCAATCCGCCGTTTAATATCTCCCCTACGCCTATTGTGGAGTTACCCGAGAACAAACAAGAACAAGGGCTAGAAAGGGTTAAAGGGCAATTATTAAGTAAGCTCATTGAAGTAGGGATACCGCCTGAAGCCATTATGGGGGAAGACGGTTTTTTATTGCCTGAAGTGGTAAGGTTCATTGAGCAACAAAGCAAAGAAGCGAAAGAATTATTACGTCAAGAAGAGTTGCACATTGCCACAGATGCTACGGCTAAAATGGTGAAGTTGATTAAAGACCAATTAGTGGAAGGTCATTTCACCCAAGTGCTAAGTGAAGCCTTATTTGATATTGCCTTATTCCCCGTTATGGTGGTGGGTTATGACAATGAAGCGGTGGTGGATTATCAGTGGAATAAAAATAAGTTTGAAAAAGTCACGGTGATTCGCCCGACTTTTCGGCGGATTAATCCAGTGAATGCGTTTTTTGCCCCTGATAGCACCAATGCTCAAGACGGCAGTTATTTTATTGAGCTGACCAAGCGCACTAAAGCCCAATTGTCGTCATTTATTGGCAAGGAAGAATTAGGTTATCACGATGATGTGTTAAAAGCCATTATTGAGAATGGCGATGCTAACTGGTTAGGGCTAGATGTGGAAGATAAAGGGGTGTTGGATTATTTCTTAGTGGAAGATGAAATTCATACCTTGCGTTGTCAGATGTTGATTCAAGGGCAGGATTTAATCGATTACGGCGTGAAACTGAAAGACAGTGAATGCCATGATTTTTTTAACGCCGATATTGAAGTGTGCGACAACCGTGTGATTCGTTGTCAAATTGTGGCACACCCAAAAGGGGAACGCACTTACTTTTCCGCCAGTTACAAACGCATTGCCGGTGAGCCTTATGGTATTTCCGTGGGAATGATGATTTATGACCGCCAGCAATCCATTAATCGCACGCAATATTCCATGTTGCTTAATGCTTTTTATGCGGCAGGTCCGATGTTGGAAATTGATGCGGATAAATTCAATGACCCAAGTAAAATCACCTTTGAGCCTTATGTCCGCATTTTCTCTAATCCTAGCCGAGAAAATAACGGACGGGGAATCACGCAACATAATATCCAACTGACCTTTCCGCAGTTATTTAACTTTATGACCAATGAGATTCGTCTTGCCGATGATGAATGCGGTTTACCGTCATTTTTAAATGGTAATGCAGGATTACAAGGGGCGGGACAAACACTGGGTGGATTGGCGATGATGACCGATAACGCCGTGTTAGGGTTGGAAGATTGTGCGTTTAATATTGATGAATATTTTATCCGTCCAGCGATTACGTTGATATACGCCCATAATTTACTGGGCGATGATGACAGCGTAAAAGCGGACGCAGAAATTATCCCAACGGGGCTTTTAGGGCTGAAAGCTGAGTTGGAAAAAGCAAAAGAATTGGCAGGACTTGTCCCGCAAGCCAGTCAATTTGTACAACAAGGGCTTGTACCACAACAGCTGGTCACAGATATGGTACGAGATTATTTAAAATCCGCAGGGATTGACACTGACCGCTATATGCCAAGTCGTGGCGTGCAGTCTGACCTGAATAATGCTCAATTGGCAAGTCAAACGAGCGGATTAGACGGACGGAGTTTAAGGATAATGTAAATGAAAATTGATTTAGATGAAGTCAAACAGGGCGACCAAGTTTGGCACGACCGATATGGTTATGGTGTGGTGCAGCGTGTTCAAGCGAATACCTGTGATGTGAAATTTAACGAATCCACTAAGGTACTCACCTTTACAGACGGTGGTTATGCCGGTGGACTTAAAGTGTTGTGGTGGCAACAACCGATTGTATTTACACCACGCAAAGGGCAAGACTACAGCAAGTTTCACGATTTAGTGTCAGTGTTGTTTGATAATTTATATGGGGGCAAATAATGAGTTGTAATCCCAATGTATTAACCGTGATTTCCCCTGATATGGTGGATACACAAGGTTTTTCAGTACAGGGGGCTGTACGAGTGACCGCTTATGGTTTAACTAACGAAAACATCATCACCTTTCAACGGGTGCATTATTGCAGTTCACAGCCCCGCTTTGAGCGTAATGGTTGTGCGTTAATTAGTCCAACTAAAGGCGAATTGAGTTCAGCGATTGAATATCAAATTGGCACATGCGTACCCAGTCTCACCCCTGACCGTAACACCATTATTATTCCTTATGCGGGCAATTATATGCCGGTGGTGCATGGAAGCCAAGCGGATTTAGTGGTGGAAGTGGAAGCGGTAAGCGGTCGTGAATTTAGCGATGTTGAGCTGGGTATTGAGCCTTGCGGTTTTTGTCTCGATAAAACATGGGAAACCACAGGGACAGAGCGGTGTAATCAGCATTTTGTGGAAGTGGAAGAAATCAGCAATTGCGGAAATGTACGCTGGACGCGTACCGATAAGCGTTGTGGTTATTCCGCCAGTGTGCCGATTGTGATTGATTTGGAGTTAGGTTGTGGAGATGGTTGTCATAATGGTGATAGACAAATTGGTTATTTGTTTCATCCGAACGAGACCCGAGATCCTGATGCCACAGTGCCGATTATTGACTGTCAAGGCAATATTCATGGTTATGCGTATCCGAATGCAGACGATGGACATACTGTGCCGGTTGCAGAATGTGAAAATGGGGTGATTGGTTATGCGGTTAACCATTCCGCCACTGCCCCAGAGCTTATTAAAACGGGGTGCTAATTATGGCAATAAAACCTTACTATGCAGAAAAATTGAAAGCATTGAGCTGTCAACAAACCGCAGATTGTTCAGCGGTGGAGCAGGAACTGGCACAGACACAACAAACGCTAGCAGAAACCGAACAGCAACTTTCACAAACAACGGAAAATTTAACCGCAGTTCAAGTTCAGCTTGAACACAAAGAGATACAAATCAGGTTTATAGAACGACAGCTGCAAGCGGTGGAAAAAGACTTGATGGATTGTGAAGAAGCCATGCAAGCGAATACGCCAGCACAACCACCGGTAGTAGAGCCAAGCTGGACGATTAGCGGTTTAGTGGTGATACAAACCCTTAACGCTTTTAAAGCGTCTTTTGTGTTTTTTGATGAAAATAAAACTCATGAATACACTGCTGCTAATTCAGTCACAACTGTTGAGCCTAATGCAATTTGGGTTAACAATCTTCTTGCTTCAATCGACATTCTTGATAGGAATCAGGTGGGATTGGGTATGCAATATCTTGTTCGTTATAGAGAAAGATTTGGGCAAACCACTATTAATGTGGTGGACGGTTGCACCTTTGAAATCAATGTCCCTGGTAATCATCGCACAAAATTCACCCTTACTCGTGTTGACGGCGATGATGATAACACAGCCGTGTTTATTGGCACAAAAATTTAGGAGAGTATTATGGCATTTGTAACATGCACTCAGTTTGAAAATTCACAAACTGAACAAGACGAAAAAACCGAAACGCTGATTAATCAATTAGTGACAGCAAATTCCGCTAAAGATAAAGCACAAGATGAAGAGATTGCTGCGTTGAAAAATAAAGACACGGCACATGACAATCAAATTAGTGCCCTGCAACAAAAAGACACGGCACATGACAATCAAATTAGTGCACTTCAACAAAAAGACACGCAACATGACAATCAAATTAGTGCCTTGCAACAAAAAGACACGCAACATGACAATCAAATTAGTGCCTTGCAACAAAAAGACACGGCACAAGATAATTATTTAGCTGATGTGTTGGCGGGGAATGGCACTAAAATGAAGTTAGGACGTGACAGCAGTAATAACGCTGTTATGCAAGGGGATTGCCTTGCCACTTGTGCCGATATTGACGCAATTGATGCGAGACTAACCGCCCTAAAGTCTAAAAACGATAGTCTGGAAGCAGAGAACGCAGGGTTATCGTCTCAATTGGCAAACGCCAATTCACAAATTAGTTCTCTGAACGCTCAGTTAGAAGAATGTCGTAATAGTACACCAACACCGGAACCAACACCGGAACCAACACCTGAACCAACGCCAATGCCTGAGCCAGATATTCCTGCTGAAATTACTGATAATATTCAAGCTGTGGGTGATTATGGTGGTAATACTAACGCGGAATTTATTGCGAATATTAAATGGAAAGGTGAAAGTGGTGCAACAATTCTTGATTTATGGTTAGTACCCGAATTTAATCCAGGCGCTTCGATTGGATTCTCAAGTCCAACCCATACCGCTCATTCAGCAATATTGGATGTGGAAGATAAACAAGTTGTTCCAGGTGTATCTAAATACTACGGTGAAATGGATAATATTTCGTCTAATACATTAACAGGTATGCCAAATGGGTACTATTCCTTGTTTGTTGTAAATTTTAGTAATACAACTAATGCAACGACTACATTTACGCTAATTGGGAAAACAAACGGGGAATTAAAATATTCTCAGTCTGAGTTTGTAATGGGGTTCAATCAAACTACCGGTTTTGCAGATTTTGACTTAGGTGAAGTATTGGATGACACTCCTAGTGGTTATTTAGATTCTGCTGAAGCTCAGGAAATTTTAGCCTATCCTATGTTAAAAAAAATCGCTCGTTTATATGTGGAAAATGGCAATGCGAAGTTAGTCGAGATGATTACACCAACTATTTCAAACTGGCAAGTTGGCACTTGGATTTATTAACGCTTAACTTAAAGATGCAATAAGGACAAATCATGCCAATCCAAACTCACACAACCCTTATTCGCCACGCACAACCGTCTCAACCGCATTTCAATCTAAACGAATTATTCCCCACATCCAGCAATGTGGAAGTTAAACGCTATCCATTGCGCGTGATTGCGTGGGGATTGAGTGGCAGTGAAACGGTGACGGTGCATATTGCACGGGTGCAGTCATTGGGTAATCGCCATTGGGCGTTATCTGATGAGTGTTGCCCATTTCCTATTGAGCCGTCTGTGTTGGCGAATGTGGAACATATGCCGTATAAAAAGCGTAAACAAGCGGTGGTGTTAACCGCTGATGAGCCTGCGATTCATATTGATGATGCAGGCACTTACTACTTTGAATATCACGGCACAAACTTGGTAATTATTGACCATTACGATGACCCAATCATCCCGAAAAACCAACTCTGCGACTGCGACATTTAGTTTCAGTCGTTTTTTAAACCTAAAAAATAAGGAGAAAGCGATGAGCTATACCCCATTAAAAGGACGTGACAACGTGCAAAAACCCAGTGACGGTAACAGTGGCGTACGTTTTGCCGACCGCACCGATAAAGTCGCCAAGGAAATTAGCGGTGGCGTAATGCCATCTGCCAGTCGTGCGGCGAAAGGCGGTTGCAAAGGTTGCGGACGCTAATGAAAGCCACAGATTCCCCATTGTGGGTGCGAATGTGTTCGCCTAATCAGCCTAATGATGAGCTGACCGAACTGCGTTTTAGCCTTTCCCATAATGAACAAATCAAACAGGAACTGGAAAATTTTCTGTATGCGCAATGGCTTTATTTAAACAGTAAAGCTCGTATGGAGCTTGATGATGCGATGCGTAAGGAATATCAACATGCCGCTCACGCTATCGCTGAGCTCACAGGCTTAATTTTCCGCCCTGATAAACCTGAAACGACAACGAAAATCTTACCATTAGTGTAAGGTTTAACGCTCAATAGGACTGCGGTGAAAAAATGATGTGTTTTTCACCGCAGTTTTTTATTCCACTCTTTTAAGGAAAGACAAATGGAACAACAAGATACTCAGTCTTTTGGTAAATACATTCCCCACTACTTGCGTGATGAGCTAATAAAAGCCCGTGAAAAGCAAGCTGGCAATGGTTTAGCAAAAGAACAACAAACCGAATCCACAACGGAGATTGCCCCTGAAACCACGGAAGACAACCCGACAAACGAACCGTCACAGACCACTGAAAAATCCCCTGAAAAAGAACCGCAGTTTGAGCCAAAAACGCCTGCTGCGCCACATTCTACAGGCGAAGATGAAAAATCAGTGAAAGATGACAACGATGTCAATGCGTGGAAAGGACGATTGAAAAAAGAACAGGCAGAACGGCAACAGCTCAACGCCCGTTTAATTGAAGAAGCCGAAGCCCGAGAGCGAGCAGAAAAACGCTTGCGAGAATTGGAAGAAAAACACACTCAGCCAACCACACCAACCCCAAATCAACCAGACCCGACTGGCTTATCTGATGACGATTTGGGTGAAATAAAAATTGTGAATCCTGATTTGTATTTCAAGCTCAAAGCACAACTTGCTCAGCAACAAACTCAACAGCAATCATCACCTGTTTCCCCGAAAACAGAAACAGAAACCCAACCCAACACGTCCGTACCGAAAGCACCAGCCCAGCCAACGGTTTCCGAGCGTGAGCGGATTTGGTATGCGGAAATTCAGCGTGAAATTCCTGAAGTGCAAGGATTACTTGGCGATTCTGCTTTTATGGAATTTGCACGCAGTAAAACCGATTGGACGGGAGTAACGGGGCTTGATTTAATCGCTAAAGCGGGGGGTGAAAAAGACGTTCGCTTGATTCCAGCGATTCGCAATTTGTTAGATGAGTATCAACAATCCCAAACCAAAGCGCCTATGCCTGTGACGGTGGCACCACAAAAAAATGCACCCGCTAAGGCAAAGGCAATTATTCCCAAAGAGATGACCGAGAAAGATCAAGTACAAGCGGAAATGTTAGCCCGTCAAGGGAAAACCGCTGAGCTGAGAAAATTCTTGGCAAAATTTAAACAATAAAAGGAGTCTTTATGGCTAAGAATATGCGAGCCGCCGATTTGGGCGGTGCAAGCGAAGGGCTGTATATTCCCGATTATGCCACGCAGATTGTGATTTCTGAAATGCACAACTGCTCCGCATTATCCCGAATTGTCAACCCAAAACATAATATCGTGGAGTTAGGGCTAAACTGCGCCCCTGTGGCACATTACACCATTATTGACAACATTGAAGTGGGCGATTTCCACGACGGTGCATGGAATGGTGAAACCTGGGAGCCTGATAATCCCTTCCGTAGTGGTGAAATTCGTTTATGCCAGTCTGTGCCGATGAAACGGAAATTCTCTCGTGAAGAAGCCACACTGATGTGTCACAACTGGGAAGTGTTTCAAGACGGGTATGAAACTGCGGTAGGGCGTGCGTTGCGTGATTTAACTGAGCGTTACGGCTTTACTGTGTTAGCCGCGTCTGCTCACCCGTTATTGCGTGGCGTGAGAGCAGGGGCATTAAGTGGCAATATCAATCTTGGCGATACAGAAAACCCAGTGGTGGTGAGTAAAGCCAATGGCGTGCGAGCCATGGATGTATTGCAAAATATGGAGCAAGCCTTACAAGAAGGCGGCGTAACCTGTGGTGGCAATGCGTTAAAAATCGTGGCAAGTCCTGCGTTTTATTCTCGTTTGCGTGCGGAGCAGTCTCATCTTGGTGCAGGGTGCTGCTTACCGGATAACCCGATTGTAACGGGAATGGTTCACCCGATGTTAGGAATGGAAATCTACTCATCATTACATATGCCACGTTATCGCCGTGCAGACGGTAAAGTGGTGGAATATGTGTTAATGGTCGATCCTGAAAACATTGCTGCCCCAAGTCGTTTAGACTATCTCGAATGGCAAACCGTGTTAAACGATATTTACCTTGTGGGGAATTACCGTTTTGATGTGGCTGCCTTAAGCAATAAATCCATTGCCGTTGCGGCTGTTGTAGTAGGAGATTAATTATGGCGATTTATAATTTATTCCGTGGCGGTTATGCCACTGAATTTGGCAAGCCTTGCCGTGATTGCGGGGTGGTAGATGAAAACCTGTTACCTGTTAAGGTTCAGCCTGATAACCGCGCAGACGGCGGTTATGGCTATCGTGACAAGGTGGAATGGAAACAGCTTTTAAAAGTGCTACTCAAACGCTATGGCAAAACGGTAGAAGATTTAGAAGTAGGCGATAAATTGCGGGTTTTCCTACATCCAAACCACGCCAATGTGAAAGCCGTTTTCTTTGACTTCCGCCAGCCTGTGGCGGGTTTTCAATTTGACTTGACCAGTGTGAATGGCACGGATTTATCAGGTATGGTGACCGAAGCCACTTATTCTGAAGCGGGCGAAATTGAAGTGGTCAGCCAAGCGGGTTACTTTGATTCTGCCAAAACCGCTCAAGTGGAAGAACGCACCCAATGGACGGTTCAACCAACCCAAGGTTACAATCCAAAAGTGGACGTGATTGAACTTGAAATTAAAGCCTTGCCAAAAGATCTCACCAAGTTAAATGATTTGGTGCTATTGATTGGTCGCCGCTTTGAACAAGACGGTTTTATGATGTAACCCGATGCCCTAGTCAATCACTGGCTAGGGCGTTTTTTTTACAAGGACAATGACCATGACACAACCTATTCCACAAAAACACACCTTTGTTTCCGCCATTAATGGCATGAAATTTGATGTGCAAAATAGTTTAACGGCAGAATTACTTTCCAAAAATGAAAAGAAAGAAATTATTCACCGTGAGCCGTCTGTGGCGAAACCAAGTCGCAGAAGCAAAGCCAATAGCAACGACATTGAACAGGAAATTAGCTGATGAATATTGCAGATTTTATTCTGCGTGTTCGTTTTGATTATAACGACATTGACGCTGACCGCATTGAAGATCCGCTGATTGTGGATTATCTCAATGAAGCGGTGGCAGAAATGTTTAAACTCAATCCCGCTAAGTTTATCAAAACCGTGGTGACAAGACTGGATGAGAGCGATTTGCAACAGCCTTGTTGTTGTGATTTGTTGTATTCGGTCGATGCCATCACGGACGCTCACGGCAATTTTATTGCAGAGCTGAAAGAAGTAGACGACACCGCCCAAACGGCATTTGGTAAACGCAATTGTGCTAATCGTCAAAGCGACACACGCAGTTATAGCAAGGTTAACGGCACGGATAATCAATTCAGCGTGAAACCACCTGTTAGCCCTGATGAAAACATTTACGCCCGAATGACCTGTGCGGTAAAGCCTGACAAAGTTAAACTAGGCGACACCCTTGATGAAAATATCACGGAAAACTATGCGAACTTGGTGGATTATGTGCTGTATCGCTTATTTGCTATGGAAACAGAAAGTGCTACATCGCAACAAAAATCCGCTCAATATTATAAGCAATTTTTAGATCGCACCTTGTTACAAGAGCAAGTGCGAGTGGCATTTACTCAACAAGCCAACGCACAAGCAAGCAAAAATACAGGGGGTAAAAAATGAGTTGTCCATGCGAAAGCCCCGCCAAACCCATTAGCTTTAGTTCTCACCCTTGCTTAAAACCCAAAGGGGGCAATCAACCGATGACGGGGTGGATTTGTGATAATGACGGGCGAGATGTGGAATTTATTTCACTCACTGAGTTTTTACCCCGAGTGACACTGATAGCAAAAGGTGTTCCCGATGATGTGGCGTTGGAATATTTACGCCAGTCAGCACAAACCTTTTGCCAGCAAAGCCGATTGTTAAAACGGGAATTGCGTTTAGATGTACAAGTGGGCGTGCGAGATTATTACCTTGAACAAGGCGATAATGAGCAAGTGCATGTGGTGCAGTCGGTGCATTTGGGTAACCGCGGTGAAAAATGCCGTTGTTTTTTTGAACATTTTCATTCACCACGTCACGGCTTTTGCCACAAGCATTTTACCTTTGAGCCAAATGATAAAATCATTCTCAGCAAGCCCCCTAAATTTGACGGCGAGAATCAATTGCAGGTGCATTATTTCGCTCAGCCGACACAAACGGCATGCGATGTGGATAAACTGTTATTTGACCGTTATCATGATGTAGTGGTCAATGGGGCGTTAAGCCAGTTGTTGTTTATGCGACAATATGACTTTGCCGACCCGCAATTGGCAGTGGTTTATGAGCAACGGTTCAAACAAGGTATCGCCCAAGGCAAAATTGATGTGCAAAGTCATTTTGCAACGAATGCCCCGTCTAGTTTGGCGTTTAAAGGGAGAATCTAACATGTCTGATTATTGCAAAGTGATAGAAAAATGCAAAACGCCTTGTGGCTGTCTGTCTGATAATGAAAGCGGTTTAAGCCAACAAATTAGCGTGCCACGCCCGACTGAACGAGTGATTGAGCGAGAAATTGTGGAATTGGCAACAAGGTGTGAAGAATGCGGTAGTGTCAAGGAAACACCTTAGGAGATGAACAATGGCAGACAAAGAATATACCGTTGTTGAATTAGTGTTAAATTATAGCAAAGAACATATCAATGCCATTTACAGTTTTTTTATGGCATTTGTTATGGCGTATTTGCGGATTTATTATATTGGTAAAGATCATCCCTGGTTAAAACGCTATGTAGAAGCGGTGATTTGTGGCTTGATTGCGGTGGCAAGTGAAAGCGTATTTGAATATTTTAATATGCCGACCAAACTGTCCGTTGCCTTTGGGGCGGGGGTGGCGTTTTTAGGGGTTGACCAAATCCGTATTATTGCCAAACATTACGCTCAACAAATTCACAAAAAATACAAATAAGTTAACCGAAAATCAAAAACGGCTGTGTGATGCAGTCGTTTTTTTTATGGCAAATTAAGGAGTGAGAATGACATTTAAATTTAGTCAACGCAGTGAAAAGCATTTAACAGGAGTTCACCCTGATTTAGTTAAGGTGGTTCGCCTTGCTTTAACCTTGGCCAAACAAGATTTTAGCGTAATTGAAGGCTTACGCACCTTGGAACGGCAAAAAGAATTAGTGGCAAAAGGGGCAAGCAAAACCCTAAACAGCCGACATTTAACAGGGCATGCGGTGGATTTAGTGCCGTATCCTGTGAACTGGGACAAATGGAGCGAGTTTAAACAGCTCGCCGACACCGTCAAACAAGCGGCGAAACAGCTGAATGTGCCGATTGTTTGGGGCGGTGATTGGACATCCTTTAAAGATGGTCCGCATTTTGAGTTGGATAGGGCAGAGTATAAATAAAATTACGCACTTGGTTGAAACATAATTTCACCGCCCAAGGCTTGAGCATAGCGAGTTACTGTTTCAAAACTTGGGCGGACTAGCCCACGTTCAAGACGGCTGATGTTTTGAACTTTCATGCCAGTACGTTTTGCAATTTCACTTTGTGAAAGATGTTTAGTTAAACGATACTGTTTGAGTTCATTAATCATTTTTTGTTGCACTTCACGCACTTTGCGTAATTCAACAAATTCAGGATCTTGCATTAATTCTTGTTCAAGTTCGGCAAGGGTCACAAATTCGTAGGTTTCATTTTGCATTAAATTGCTCCTTAATCGCTTTCATTCGTTGTTTGGCAAGATCTAAATCTTGCTTTGGTGTTTTTTGTGTTTTTTTATGGAGTGCGTGGATTACATAAATTTGTTTACCGATATGAAAAAAGAAAAAACTACGAGAAATTCCGTCTTTTGATGACGCACGCAACTCTTTTAAACCGTCCCCCATATCTCTAACATGGGGTTCTTTTAATTGATTGCCTTGTTGTTCAAGTTGTTTCAAGGCTTCAAAAGTGGATTCCCTTAATGCCGTAGGCATTTTCAAAATTTCTTTTTGAGCTTGTTTAATGAGATGTAAGGTAAACATAATGAATATAGGCTGTAATCGTATAAGATTATAATAACACAAACGCAACCATAATCAAGAATGATTATAGATAATTTTCAAAAGGATCTAACATGCCTAGTCTAAAACTCACCCAATTTGGTGGTATTGCTCCGAGACAACGCCCGAATAATTTACATCAAGCCATGGCACAAGTGGCGGAAGATGTGGACTTAAGCCGTGGTACATTGCGACCATGGCGGAAGGATAAGAAAGTCAGTGATAAAACAGGCAAGGTGATTTTTGTGGATAAATGTTGTTATCTTGCAAGTGAGAATTGCCACGCCAATTTTTCACCCATGGAAACAGATTGCGGTTATCTGGTGGCAAGTGGGGTTGGCGATTATCCTGTGATTCAACAGCGACAAAATGCGTGTGATGACCGCTGGCAGAGATTGGGTTTTCCCGTGGAAATTCCCACCCCGAACGCCCAATTTTTAGGCACGTTAAGCCAAGATTTTAATCAAGAGTTACGCCAGTATATTTATACCTTAGTTGATGAATTGGGTTTTGAATCCGCCCCCAGTTTACCCAGTGAACCTATTTATGTTCACAACGATCAGAATGTAGTGATTAGTGGGATTGGGGCAGATTTCCCCACCTATTCTATCGCCAAAGTGCGGTTATATTGTGCGGTCACCCCCTTGGATTATGGCGATCCGAAAGCGGAGTATGACGCTCATTTTTTGTTGGTCGATGAAGTGGATGTTGGCACAACAAGCTATGTTCATCAGGCTCACAGCGTGTACGGCGAAGAATGCTTGACTGAAGAATACGCACCGCCAGCAGACAATATGCGAGATTTGCAATATTGTGGCAACGGGCAATTAGGCGGGTTAGTGGGAACGGAATTATGGCTCAGTGAACCACTGAAACCCCATGCGTTCCCCGAATCCTACCGCTACGGCAATTTCAACGGAAGACCGATTCGCTTTTTATGTGGCGAGAAAGTCGGTTATATTTTAACAGACGAATACCCTGCCATGATTGAAATGGAAAGCCCTTGTCAATCGCAGGGTTGCCGTTCAATTTCCATTGTAGAAGAGCCGTTGCCAATCATATCCTATCAATCCGCTTGCCTTTATAATGGAGCGTGTTTTTATGCCACTAAAGACGGTTTAGTGATGCTGGCAGGCAATTCAGCCAAAGTGATAACCACTGCCCTATTCACTCAAGACCAATGGCAAGCCCTTGCCCCGTGGCAGATGTCAGGCGTGGTGCATGACGGGTATTATTTTGGTTTCACCGATAAAATCGGCATTCGCTTTAAAGTGCCTGATTCGATTCATGATGATGTGCAAATTGAAGCCTTGACCACCTTATCCATTCGCCCGAAAGCGGTGTATCGTAGCGACCAAGACCAGTTATTTTTCGCCCTTGATGACGGCATTTATCAATGGAACGCCGGCAATAGTTGGAAGCATTTTAAATGGCGTGGGCGGTTAAATGCCTTGCCCGGTTACACGGCAATGACAGCCTATAAACTGGTGCAAGAATATCAATCAAACCGAGTAACCCATATTGCCTACAAACGCCACCGAGATGAAATGGTGCAAGAGCCTGTGGTATTAAGTGACAGAATTGTCAACGACACTCGACCGCATCGCTTAAAAGCGGGTTATGCCACCTTGTTTTTTGATGTAGAAATCAGCGGACAAGGGGAAGTGTGGGAATATCATATTGCCAGTAGCGTGGCAGAGTTAGGGGGGGAATAGGTTGACTTCATCTGATTTTATGCCACAATGGGTAAATTGAAGAAAGGAGAAGAAAGATGAACTTACTTTCATTAGTCAGCATTGCCATTAGTGCCGCCATTTCTGCACAGCCGATATATACTCAAAGTAAAATAAGTATTGCGCAAAATGTCGTAGATTCGGCTAAAGCACAATCAGATGAGATGGAAGATGTTGCTACAGAAAAAGCCTTGAGCGAATTGGCAAACCGTATTTTTATGGCAGAGCATACGTTGTCAGCGTTTTATCTGTTAGCCTATCAGCAACCGAGTTTGCTTGAAACATTTAACAAGCAGGAAATGATGAGTATGTTGCGAGAAGCAGCAGGGTTGCTGTTTACCACGAGACAATATACCGATGAACACCCTATATTGCTTGAAAGATTAGCCAGTTTTGAGAAAGTGCTAAATGCCTTTACGCAATTATTTGAATACGCTAAATATAAACAGGAAATGGATAATGTTGTTTTATCCAGAATGGGGAAAGAAAATATTGGTTTAACCTTTGAACAAGGTGTAACAAGGGAAGAAATCCGTGAAAAATTGTTTAGTTTACGGAGAACCGTATGATTGTTCACCTTTCCAAACAGTTTGAAAACGGCTTGATGAATACATTAGAATTTCGGGATTTTCCTTATTTTGATGATGTTCAAGTCGACATGTTAGCGGATTTTATTGCGTCTGTCAGAGCGGATAATCTCCTTGTTGGCAAAAACAAAACATCGTGGCAAGATAACCAAGGCAACATTATCCCTGAAACAGTGCTATATCAACAACATAATGCGTGGCATTACCACAGTGGCGAGTATGCCGAAAGTGAACCTGAATGTTATACCTATAATTTAGAATGGAACATAAAAGGCTTGAAATCATCAGCGGTGATCCATTATCAAAAAATCACCGCACAGGAAATTTTATTACTGGCGTATTCGCCCAAACATATTCCCTTTCCGAAAATGTTAGATCCGAACAACCCGTTATCCACGAGATTTTCTTAACCGCCCCATGGCGGTTTTTTCATAGGAAACACAATGAAATACCAAACCGAACATATCAGTGATATTGCCAGTTCACAACAGTTATTAAGTGAGTTGTTTAGTTATATTGGCGAAAACTTTGACCAAACCGCTCAACTGCGGTCAAATTGGCAACACTTTTTTCAAGTGTGGGCGGGACAAACCCCTTATACTCAAATTAAGGTGTTCACTGCCCGAGAAGACAATCAGATTAAAGGTTGTGTGATGGTGTTATTGTTGGATAATCCGCTATTTGTCACCAAGCCATATATTCACCGTTTTATTGATTTAACCAATCATGACAACGCCTTTGATGACTATGTGGAGACGATTTTGGCGAGTTTGTGAAATTCATTTGATTTCTAATTGAGTTAGCATAAAATGTACTTATTGCTAACTGAAATTGGAATCAAAATGAAAAAACTCTCCTTACTTCTAAGCCTATTTATCGCCTTGCCGAGTGTGGCAAATCTAGGCGATATTACCAAGAAACAGCTCAACGATTATGTGGTCAAAGGCAATAATATTACTGCTTGTTTTTTTCCTGACTTATGGCATGCAAGTTCCCTTGATGAACGCAATAATATTTTAGAAAGCTGGCGGAATGATACAGAAAAAAACGGTTTATTTAAATATTATCAATCTTTGTATTATCCTTTATTAGCAGATAGTTTTGGTGAAGAAAATGCCACGACGATTTTTTATGGTGATGATGTGGTGGAGTATTATTTAGATTTAAAAAATATAAATGATACAGAGCGAAATAAAATCACTGTTCACGGCGATAAAGATTGTCAATTACTTGAAAAAGAACTGGAACGGTTATTTTCAACTTATCCTATTACGCCTTACACGCAAGCGGATTAATCATTAACGAAAAATAAACACCCATAACATTCACGTTGTGGGTGTTTTTTTATGGAGTCAATATGAATGAAAATCAATGGAATATAAGTGAGCAAGGTATCAATGCCCTAAAAGGTTATGAAGCATTGCGAACAAAAGCCTATTTAGATGATGCAGGAAAATGGACGATTGGTTACGGTCATACAGGCAAAGTGGGGAATATTCCCGTTAGGCAAGGTATGGAAATCACCGAACAACAAGCAGAAGAATTATTTAAATCTCGTTTACCTGAATTTGAAAATGCGGTGAGAAATAATGTGAATGTACCGTTATCTCAAAACCAGTATGATGCTTTAGTCAGTCTTGCTTACAATATTGGACCAACTGCTTTCTCTAATTCAACGCTAGTTAAAAAACTGAATGCGGGGGATATGGACGGTGCCGCCGAGCAATTTATGGCATGGCGGAAAGTAGGAGATAAAGACAATCAAGGCTTAATCAATCGGCGAAACCGTGAGCGTGAAATGTTTTTAGGCGTAGGCGAAGGGCAAGCACCGAATATTCCTTTACCTACACAATATGACAATCCTTATGATTCCCCCGTAAAAAAGGGAAATAATCCGCTTAACAACAACATCTACGCCGCATTCAATCCCCAAGGGAATCAAACGGCACAAAATAACCCTTTTAGTCATTACTTCAATCAGCTTAACGGCACACTTGAACCTTTGAGCCAAGAAGTGGAAAACCCTACGCCCAGCAATCGGCAGAAATATCAAAGCCAACTGGCGGCTGCTTTTGGGGTGACCCCACAAGCCAATAATGGCATGCCTGATTATATCGGGGATTTAGTCAAAAGTATTTATGATCAAGCCTAACCACAAAACCCAATAACCCGTCTAAATTACAACAGGAGAACATTATGGCAATCGCTGATATTGGACGAAACATGGCAATGTACGCCCAGCCTACCGAATTTGACCAAAACGCATGGAAGCAAGCCTTTGATATTGCCAATCAATTCACCGCTACGCAAAATAACCGCACCACGGCAGAAGACAACATGCGGAAACTGGCAGAAAATTACGCTACGCAAAACGGGCGAGTGAATGCGTTAAATGCACAAAATCAGGATTTGATTAATCAATATGGTTGGAACACCACTACTCGTAACGCCACTCAACAAGCCACTATTGATAACAGCTTGTCCCAGTTGGGCTTAAACACCCGACAAAACCAACTGGCGTTAAGTGGTCTCAACGACCAAGCCCAGTTAAACCAAGTGCAACAACAAGCCATTCTTGCGGGGCAAAACCCAGATTATGCGTATCTGCTCAACCCTGAGATTGCTAAACAATTTAGCCCCGCATTAATCGCTCAGCTTTATGGCAATCAGCAACAGGCTCAAGCAGCACATTATAAAAACTTGGATGCGGAATTGGCGGACGTATATAAAAATTCCTTTGTGGAAAGTTACGATCCGAACACCGGCAATAAGATAACCACCTTTGACCCTGAACGATTTAATCAGCACACCAAAGCACTCTATGCAAGACACCCCAATGACGGGGAGTATATTGGTAGTTATTTTTCTCGTTTTAATGGTTATTTTACTGACCTTAATCCACCCCAAAATGCCGAGCCAATTATTACAGGTTATACGCAACCACCTATTCAGGCTCAAGCACAGCCACAGCCACAAGCACAGCCAACGGCACAATATGGCAATCTCGCTCAACTTACGCAACATTACGGGGAAAATTTTGGCAATGTGGCGACCCAATGGCAACAAGCCTTGGGCTTAAATGAACAGCAAGCCATTCAAACACTGGCGACTGCTTTACAAACCCATTCCCCTGAGCAGGTGATGCAGTCGTTGAATCATGTCATTGCGGATAGACAGCGAGAAGATGAAGAAAAAAAATAGAACAGGTCAATTACAGCAGATAATTAAAAATAATAGCGCGATAAATTATCCTTATTATCCTTTTGCGTCTTATTATCCTAGATAAATTTGTTAGCAAAAATAAACCCCGAAAGTTAGCCGCTTTCGGGGTTTTTCATTCCCATTAAAAGTACCTTAACAGAAATGAACTCACATACAGAGAAATAAGTGATGACTAATTATAGCAAAACAAAATTAAAAATACAGCTAAAAAAGGGGTTAGAAATGGAAACAAATGCAAGTCCTTTTATTCGAGTATCAATTGGTCTGGCGATTATCTTAACGGCATTAAGTATTTTTGCCTTGAGCATTGCACCATTGATAAGTGTTATTCGGTGGTGGTGATATGAAAACGACTGAAAATGGCATTTACCTGAGATTTTAACTGTTTTATTAATTAAGAAATAGGAAGTTTTTATGAGCCAGTCAACCGATGAATTAATCCGTCTTTTTCAAAATCCAAATAATCCGCCCGCCGTCAATGTGCAACAAGCCTTTGCCGATTTATATGGCGCTCCTAATGCCATGACGGCACAACCTGATACCGCCTTTGGTCTAGCATCACTTTACGCACCGCCAACCGTGCAGGTTGCACCACAAAACGATATACCACCTAGTGCAGGATTTTGGGGGAATGTGAAAGATGCCGCTTTGGTTGTGCCTAAATCTGCCACTCGTTTGGTGAGTTCGGTAGGTGGATTAATTGACCCGCAAGGGGCATTACGTCAATGGGGCGATGAAGCTACGCAATACTGGCAAAATCTCGAAACCGAAGAAAACCGCTATAACCGTGAGCAAAACGCCCAACGTCTTGCCTTGGATAAACAATTAGGTGGGACGGGTTTTACGGCGAGTCTGGCCAACTTTTTTGAAAATCCGTTAACCACAGGTGGCGATGTGGCAGAAAGTGTGCTACCTGGAATTGCTGTGGGGATTGGGGCAGCTTACCTTGCTCCAGCAACAGGCGGGGTAAGTTTAGCAGCTGCCGCACCGATGATTTTAGGTGGTGTTCAAGGGGCAGGCGAAACTCGCAACGAAATCAACGACCACATTATGGCAATGCCACAAGAAGCGTTAGACGCAAGCCCGTTGTATTTGCAATATCTCTTTCAAGGTCACAGCCCTGAATCTGCCCGTGTGGCATTGGCAACCAGCTTGAAAGAACATGGTGGCGAAGTGTTGATGAACGGCTTAAGCAGTGCCGCATTGGAACGCCTAGGCGGTTTCTTGCCAGTGGGACGGGCAGGCAGTGCGTTAAATTCCGCAGGTGGACGATTTGGACGTGAATTTGTCACTGAGACTGCCGATGAAATGGCACAACAAGTGACCACCAATAAAGCCATTAGTGACATAGATAACGCTCATTCGCTCACCGACAATCTCGGTGCGGCTGCCTTTGGCGGTATGTTAGGTGGTGGCTTAGGTGGTGGCGTTGCTTATGGTATGCAACGCATGATGAACAGTGGCAAACAAGAAACTAATCAAGATGATGAATTGATTAATTCCCTTGCCGAACCACAAGCCACCCAACCAGCACAGCCAACAGACCAAACACAAGCCCAAACTGCGGTGCAAAATCCGCCTGTTTCTGCGGTTGCACTCAATGAACAAGCCCTTGAACGGGTATTGGCTAACATTGAAAATGAGAGCGACCGTGATGATTTATTTGATGAATTAAAAGCGGATATTCAAGACGGCGTAATTGAACAAGTGGCACAGGAAAACACCCGCTACGGCAAATTAGCGGCAGCCTATTTGGCAGAAGTGGGACACACCGACCATGTCACCGACCAAGCCACGCCAACAGAAAGCCAAACTGCGGTGCAAAATCCGTCAGATTTTTCAGCAAAACAAAGTGCAGAGCAAGCCCAAATTATACCTAGAGAATGGGGGTTGATGGGAAAAACCGATGAAGTGGATATTGGCGATAACCAGTATCAACCATTCCAATATGAAGTGGTGGAAGCCGATGTACTCACGCCTACGCAAGATAAAGCGGATAATCAATTCCGTGACCGTAACCGAGTGACGAGCCAAACGCAAATTCAACGTATGGCAGCCAATCTTGACCCAAGAAAATTGGGCGAAAGCCCGACAATGGATATGGGTGCGCCTTTAGTGGCACAAAATGGCAACACCATTATTGCAGGCAATGGGCGGTCTATGGCGATTCAACAAGCCTACCAACAAGGCAAAGGGGACAGTTACCGCCAGTATCTTATCAATAATGCGGGGAAATTTGGCATTGATACCGCTCAACTTGCCAATATGAAAAACCCTGTGTTGGTTCGCCGTTTAAGCAATGATGTGGATATTGCACAAACTGCTATTCGCTCCAATGAACAAGGCGGAATGCAAATGAGCAACCTTGAGCAAGCCAAAGTGGACGCACAACGTTTGCCAAGTTTAGGTATGTTCAATGTGGGTGAAAATGGCGAGCTTAACAATGTGGCCAATCGTCAATTTATCAACCAGTTTATCGCTAATCAGTCTGAGAATATGCGTAATGCGTTATTAGATGGCCAAGGGCAATTAAGCCAAACGGGCGTACAACGTTTACGCAATGCCTTGCTTTACACCGCTTATGGCGACACCGATGTGTTAACTCGTGCGGTAGAAAGCACCGACCAAGGGGCGAAAAACATTCTTAATGCGTTAGTAAAAGTCAGTCCCGCCGTGGCACAAGCCAAGCAGAATATGGCAAATGGGCGGTTAGGTGATGTGGATATTTCCGCCGATATTGTGCGTGCCGTTGAAGTTTATAATCAGCTTAGAAGCCAAGGCAGAAATATTAATGAATACCTTGCTCAGCAAGATTTTGTCAGCGAGTTATCCCCTGAAGCCAAGAGTGTGTTAACCATCTTTAATGAAAATCACCGCAGTGCAAAACGCATTGGCGAGATTTTAGATACCTATTACAGACAAGCTCAAAACCAAGGCAATATTGACCAAGGTAATTTATTTGACGACACCCCGTTTGATAAAGTGGGAACGCTAGAACAAGCTAAGGTGGCAGAGCCTGAAACTACGTTATTTTCACGTTCAGAAATTAAATCTGGCCAAGAAAATATTGCTCGTGGCTCACAAGCAATGAACATGGTGATTCAACAGCATTCTGATGTGGAAAATGCCATGTTCCGCCAAGGTGTTGGCTGGATTGATTTTATTTGGGGAACAGTAGGACGCATTCGCCCAAATGGCAAAAGCAAGGGAGCAAAGGGGGTTTCGCATATTATTAATAAGCGTATGCAAGCTGATAATATGAGCCGTGAGCAAGTGGAAAATTTTCTAACTCAAGAATTGCCTAGTGTTATTAATAATGGGGATATTACAGAACATCGTGTAGAAGAACAATCTGAAAATATTAGAATTGAGCATAATGGAAATGTCGTTCATCTCGTAAAAGAACAAGGAAAAAATGCGTGGTTATTAACCGCATTTGAAAGCCATTCGGTGAATCAGGGAACGGGTGTGAGTTCATCTGACCTACGCACTAACAGCCCTACACCTTCTCGTGCTGAAGTGGGAGCGGATGGCATAAATAATATACAACAACGCCAACAATCCGTCAACACCCAAGCCACTCAAGACCAACAAACCCTATCACGGATTTTAGGGGAAAAAACCGCAAGCCATATTGAAGTGGTAGACAGAAACACTGTTCAACCGCCGAAAGGGGAAACGGCGGAGAGTTTGTTGGATGGCAATGTGGAAGGTTGGTATGACTCAACCACGCAAAAAATCTACATTTACAGCGACAATATCACTGCTAACAACGTAATGAGCCGTGAAGAACGGTTGGCGTGGGTAGCGTGGCACGAATTGGCACATCGTGGGGTGGATGTAACATTAGGGGCAAGATTTGAAGATATTGTGACCCGAATGGGCAAACATCCCGTGGTAGAAAGAATCGCCAAAACCATTCAACAAGAACGGGCGGAATATGGCGAAGTGCCGTTCACCGTGGCTGTCGAAGAAGCCGTAGCAGAAATCAATGCGGCGGTTGAAACAGGCAATTGGGCGGAACTGGAAAGCCGTTATAACGTGAAAATCGGCAGATTATGGAAAGACGGATTCGGTCAATATTTGCGGAAATATGCCAACGTGTTACGCCGAGTGGTCAACGCCATTCTCAAACGAGATCCAAACTCAATGGCAATGACCACGCAAGAAGTATTTGACGTGTTAGCTGGGATCCGCCAAGGTGGGATTGGAAGCGATACGCAAGGGGAAAGTGGCAGCGGGGAAGTGCGATATAGTTTAAGTGAAGATCCAAATTCGGACTTTGCAAAAGCGGTTGACGCAGTGGCGAACGGTGAAAATGTTCAAGGTTATGTAAATGTTGGTACAACGCCTGATGTGCTTAAGATGATTGGATTACCTGATACAGATGTAACTATTCACGGCTCAACTTTCAAAAAAGTAATGCAAGATAAGCATAATGTTACACCTGAAACATTAAAGCAGTTACCAAAACAAATTAATAATCCTGTTGCAGTGATGAAATCTAGCACACAAGAAAATGGTTATGTTGTATTAACAGAATTAACTGAAAATGTGAATGGCGTTAATAAACCAGTAGTAGCTGCATTGCACTTAAAACAAACTCAACAAGGTATTGAGTTAATCAATATTGCTAGCGTATATGGTCGAAATAATTCACAGATCCAACGTGGATTAGAAAATGATTTATTATATTGGAATAAAGAAAAAGGAGCTAAATTTCTAGATAACCTTACGCTTCAATTGCGATCACCGTTATCTGAAAATAGCTCCCCAAAATGGACTGATTTTGCAGATACCTTTGGGCTTCAATTGCCCGCATATGTATCTCAAAATCAATCCCTTTCTGAGCGGAATATTAAAACCGAAACCGACTTAAGTCAATACCAATCTGAAAATAAATCTGATTCAGGGGTGAACTCTGCTAGTAAAGTTCACCCTGAACTTACAGAAGAAAACTACAACCAAGCCAAAGCAGACGGCAAAACGGAACTGACTTTTGAACAATGGAAACAAGTCCGCACGCCTGAATTTAAACGTTGGTTTGGAGATTGGGAAAACGATCCTAAAAATGCGAGTAAGGTAATCAATCCGAGAACGGGTGAGCCGTTGGTGGTTTATCGTGGTACACCACAAGATTTGGGCTACACTTTCAAATACGGACAATCAGTGTATGGTGGTAATCAAGGTTTTTGGTTTACGCCATTTGAAAGCGTTGCTAAAACTTATGCTTTTGATGATGTTACGGGTGAAACTGGTGATATTAAAGCGGTATTCATTAAATCAACTAAACCATTAGATGCAAGGGAACTTGGTTTTAGAGCGACAAGTAAGCATTTCTATAACTTTTTTGCGGATAAATTTGGTTATTCTGAAAGCAATGGGAGTAACAAATTCTTTGATATAACAGATTTACACGCTAAAAATCAGGATTATATCAATTCAAATTTAGAGCGAAATGGATATGACGGTTTCACTTTTAATGATAAGTCAGCAAGTGGAGAAGTGTTTATCGTTTTCAATCCTAACCAAATCAAATCCGCCACTGACAACAACGGTGAATTTAACCCTGATAATGATGATATTCGCTTTAGTCGCAAAGCCCCCCGAAAAGAAAATTACCAACGTGATTTAATGGTGACGCACAGTCTCAGTGCGGAAAATATAATGCACGCAGATAAAATGGGTGGTTTGCCAATGGCATCGCTTGCCATTTCCAAACAAGGATCCAATATTGATTTTGGTGAAGTCACTTTAATTGGTGACCGTAACCATATCGATCCGAAAGGTGAAAATAAAGCGAACGTCTTTGGTTCAGATATTTACAGTCCACGTTATCCGCAAGTAAGTTATAAACTCAATGCGAAAGATCAGCGTGCGTTATATCAACGTTTTGAAGACACTGCGAAATTGTTGAATGATAAAGGATTTGATTGGAACTTCACAGGAAATTTAGAACAAAAAGGCGTAAGTAATATCTTGGCTGATTCTGCCGAAGTGCAGTATGAATTTTTACAAAGCAAAGGCATTGAGCCAAATATCGTTTACGAAGAGAAAGCTCACAATGAATTTGCGGATTATCAATCTGTACAAAAAGCCTTGTCAAATGGTGGTATTGATGCGTTGCGTTCAGATGATTTTCTGCGTGATTTTGCTAAAGAAAGATTAGCCAAACTAGAAGAAGCACGAGCCAAACAAGGCAATACCACAAGCCCAATTGTGAGAAAAAGCACTGAACGTAAAATCGCTGAAATGCAAGACATTATTAATATGTCAGCAGAAAATAGAGCCTTTTATTTGAATGGCGATATTAAACGGTTAGTCAAAGGGTTAGACCCAACAACAGATGTGGATTATGGCAGAACAAAGGCGGCTTTAAATGAGCAAATCACCCAACATCATTATCAAAATGCGTTTAATCAATATGTTCAAGATATTGTTGCGCCTTTAGATATTCGTGAGCAGTTGGAAAATGGCGAAAACCCAAGAACAGGGGAAACTCGCTATGTTGAACACTCATTAGAAAATGTGGTGAAAAAGCTCAAACAAAATCTACGTGGTGGCGAAAGTTTTGATTATGGAACAGGTAGCTTGCGTGCGAAAGTAACACCGCAATTTAAATCTGTCCCTGATATTCAAAAGAATAAAAGTCGCTTAGTAGATAAGGAAACGTCAGAACAAGCCATTGAACAAATGGAAAATGACGTAGCAACATTGGGCGAGCAATTAGGCGTTGGCAATGAGATTTATAATTTATTGCACAATGCGGTAGATGAAAGTATTGAACAAGCCTTTGTCTATTCTTCAGTGGAAAATACCCCACAAAATCGTCAAGCCGTAGCGGATATGTTGGCAAAATTAAAAGCGATGCCAACGGAATATTTCGAGGCCAAAGCCAAAGACGTAACGCAATTTAGCGATTTTCTCGGTGCAGTGGTGCCAGAAAACTTGCCAAAAAATGCCTACAACGTATTGGAAAAAGCAGGGTTAAAAATCTATGAGTATGATCCTAATGACACCAATAGCCGTGCGGAAACGGTAAAACAGGCAACCAATGAGCTAGATGAAAATAGCGGTGGGAATGTGTTGTTTTCACGTCGTCCAAAAACCGAAACCCTAGAGAAATTGCGTGAAAGTGAAAGTATTCATATTTCAGGCAAAGAGATTGAAGCAAGTTCGGATATGAAGCAGTATAAACGCAATGCGTTGAATTATGGTAAATCTTTGCGTGGGGTTTATACAAATAAGGATACAGGCGGAAAAGTTAATTTAACTCGTAGTAGTATTTTGGAAGTATTACATCACGACTTTAAAAATCCTGAACATTTACAAAGTATTGCTGCTATTCCGCAAATTATTGAGAATGCTGTGTATTTAGATACTTTACCTAATGAAGATAAAGCGAAAAATCCTGAAATTAGAGAGTATGATTATTATGTGGCAGGGTTAAATATCGGGAAGAAAGATTATACGGTAAGAGCCGTTATTGCGACAGATAGTAATGGTGAGAAATATTATGACCATAAACTTACGCCTATAGAAAAAGGCGAGTTAATTGCAATAGCTTCACGAATAACAAGTTCGCGGATTGACAATAACTCGCCTAATGACGAGCTATTAGAATTTACCTCTCGCGTATCAACTGCGGAGAACCCTAATAGCTCGTCTGAAAAAGGCGAACTACTTTCTACTCTAGGGATAACAACTCCAAATTCCGAAAGCAATTCACCTTTCTCTGCCATTGATGATAAACGCTTATTGCAAATTTTGCAAGAAGATAATCAGCAAGAAGCAGATAATGCTAACAATGACATTCGCTATTCTCGCCGTCAATCCGCCGCTAACCTTGCACAAAAGGGGCAAGCGACACAGGAAGCGGGGTGGTTTGATGATGTGCGGGGGCGTAACTTCGCAGGCTTAAGAGAACGTTGGAATACGCTAATTGGCAAGGTGGACGAGAAAGTAGCTGACCAACTCCGACCGGTGAATGACTGGATTGACGGGTTGAAAGATCATGGATATAGCGAACATGAAATTGAAATGTTACGCCATGATTTGTATCTGGCCACAGGCAGACGGGACGCATTAAACAGCGAAATTGAACAGCAATTCTTGAAACCATTAATGGCAAAATTGGTGGCGTTAAGCAAGAAATACAATAAAGACGAACTGACTATTAAACGGTTGGTGGGGTATTGGGCTTCGACTCGTTATGCCATTGAGAAGAATAATGAAATTCTAGCCCGTGAGCGTAAAGCCATGCTGGAAGCGAAAGCGGAAAGATCGCTTGCACAAAACGAGTGGGCGAAAGATCCGACCAATCCTGATTTAATTAAAGCAGTGGAAGATGCCGACAAAGTCTATCGCAAAGCCAATCGCACATATCGTCGCCGTAAACATGATGTGGAATCTATCGACCCTGATGTGGAATTTAAAATTGGCACGGCAGGCGGTTGGTCAAATGCTAACGCCAAAATCATTATGGACAATATTGAAAAACATATTTCCAGAGTGGATTTGGAAGAAGCCGTACGGCATTTATATCGCCTAAATCAACATCGTTTAGTGTTAGATCATGCGTCAGGGCGTTACACCGAAGAGCAATATAGGGAGTTTAAAAAGAACCCCCATTATGTGCCGTTAACGGGCGATCCGAATGCACAGGAAGACTTTGATGGGATTAGTGGGGCGGGGCAAACTGCGGTGAATATTTCCCGAGATCGTCAATTGAAAGGACGCAAAATGTCGGAAGCAGAAGACGGCATTGATGCGTCTTGGCGAGCCATTGGCAAAACCACTACTTACTCCGGTTGGGCGGAATTTAAAAATCGCATTGATGACATTTACCAAGAAAAACTTGATGAATTGGTACAAATCAATCATTTAGCAGAAAAATCTGCCCGTGAGCAATTGGAAAAAACCTTAGGTTTGAGCAAGAAACGATTAGGGGGAACGACCCGTTCCAGTGACAATGTGTTGATTCGCAAACAAGGCGGGGAGTATTTTGAATACGGTTTACCGCCCGCAGTAATTCAAGCCATTCAACGGGAAAATGTGGAGCAATCGAACAGCTTTATGCGTGCAGTTTCCAAGCCGTTGGGCTGGTTTGCCCGTGGGGTGACGCAATGGAATATTACTTTTGCCCCCGTCAACATGATGCGTGATGTATGGGAGAAATCCGAGTTTATCCGTATTCAAAAAGTCTTTGATAAAAACGGTAATCTGCTTGATAGTCAACAAATGGATAAAATCGCCCGCACCTTTTTAAACAATGCGGTCAATCCAAGCAAAGGCATTTGGCAAGCCACCAAGCGTTTTGGTTTTAATCAAACATTGCGAGACAGTCAGCCAAGCGAAAAACTGCTGAAAGACATGTTAGCCCAAGGGGCGTTATCCACTTACCGCACCTATTTGGAAACCACCGAAAAAGATTTGGTGAAAAAACTGCAAAAAGAAAATTCCGTTGTGAGCAAGAAACTGTTGCAAGCAGGAGAAGTCATTGCAGGCTATAACAAAATCTTTGACACAGTGTCATCGCTAGCGTCTTATCAAGCCTTGATTGAACACGGGGTTGACCCAAAACAAGCGGCAGGGATTACTTTGGAACTCACCAACTTCCGCAAAACAGGGTCGGTGATGCCATTTTTCAAAGCCTTGTATGCCTTTGCACAACCAACGGCAATGGGCGGACGTAACATGATGAAATATTTGTCTACGCCAAAAGGGCAAAAACGTTTCCTAGGGTATATGGCGGTGATGATGCCGTTGTATATGATGTTGCGTGCCTTGTGGGACGATGACGAAGGGGGTAACGAACTGGACAAACAGGGGGATATTACCCGTTATATTCCGATTCCGTTACCGGGCGAGAAAATACTAAAAATCCCCGTGGGGTTTGGTATGCCACAATTGGCGTGGAACTTTGCCACCAATATGGTCAAAGCGGCAGTGTCGGATATTTCCGTTTCCGAAGCAGCGGTGAATATGTTTGTGCAAAGTACAAAATCCATTGCCCCCATTGCCCCAAGTGAAATTTCAGCAGGCAAATATCCGTTGGAGAAAGCGGCGTTAACCTTTACCCCAACGCTACTACAACCCATTGCACAAATTACCTTAAACCGTAATGCTTTTGGTAACAGCATCACCACGGAATATGTCAACAAAGACAAGCTCAAAGCGGAACAAGCTAAATCTACCACGGCGGATTTTTGGCAAGATCTAGCCTTGGGGATTCATGACACCATTGGCGTGGATATGCACCCTGAACAGGTGAAAAATGTGTTTGACGGTTACAGCGGTTTTGTTGGCTCACTGAAAGAGTTAAGCACGATGTTTATTGAAAATCCGAATCGAGAAAAACACGGCTTAGACACTCGCATTCCGTTTATCAATCAGCTCATTGGCACGCCAAATCAATTTGCTAACGCCAGCCGTTATTATGAAAGCATTCACGAAGCGGCAAATGTGGCAAGGGAATACAACTCTCGTAAAGAACGGGGCAAGTTAGATGGTTGGCTTACGGACGAACGCAAGGACATTGTCACTTTCTATGAACTTGACAAAAAACGTTCCGCCCAAATCCGCAGCCAAAAAGCCCAACTAACAAAAGCCTTGCGAGCAGGAAGACTCAGCCAAGAAGCCTACGAGCAACGCTTGCGAGATTACCATCAACATTCAGATGAATATCAACGCGTCATGTTAAACCGCTGGCGAAAAATGCAAGGGTTGAATACGGCAGAGTAAAAACGTAGGAAAAACACAGGGAAAAAACACCGCGGTTTTTGAATGAAAATCAGGATAAAACTGCGGTGGATTTTGTGTGAGATTTGACAGGGTTAATCTTTCGGCTTAACATAACTCAATCTTTAAAAGGGGGAAACTATGTCACCATTAACCTTATCCATGTCATCAGCGATTGATAATTTATTGCCACACTCTTTGTTTGATTCTAACAATGACACACCAATACAAGAAATACACTTTCGTATTTCAGCGGTGAATCAATTATTAATGAGTTTTTTAAATGAAGTTCAGCAAAATCCTACTGTTTGGGATTATGTCGATCCAATTCAATTAAAACTGTTATTTATTAAACACAGAGAATTAATTACTGAAACTAAAACCGTTTTTCAAGACGGTTCTAAAATCATGGCGTTATTGGATAATATGGAACATACCATTGATAAAATTGAAGAACTATATCCTGAACAATCAGGCTTTAACTTTGATTTGGAAAGAATGAAAGAACGAGTGGAAGGGGAATTTATTGCATTGCCTAGCCATATTAAAACAGCAAAAGAAATTAAAGCGTGGTTATTAAATGGCTAATTTACAAGTAGAATTTGCAACACAATTCAAACATGAATTTAAAAATCTTCCGACAGCAGACAAAGATAAAATTACACATTTTGTTGAGCATATCTTAACAAACGGATTTATTGGTTTGGAAGGTAAAAATAAATCATCAAATGATGTCAATTTTAATGATGCTAATTATGTTAGCAAGATAGAATATGCAAGGAAATATCGTTTATGGCATTATCATATTGGTATTATTCAATATGATCTAACAAAGCCTTATGGCAGACGAACATCAGAGTATGTGCTTCATTATCAACGTTTAGTTAACATGGTTCGTATTGTCGATTTATCCGCTCACCCACCATTTAGACTACCAACGAAAGATTACTTAAAATAACCCAACCGCCCAAATCTAAACCACTAGGGCGGTTTTTTGTTACCCAAAATCAGGAGAACCATGGCAAATCAATACACCGAAATTATCGAACAATTGCGTGACCAATCAGATAAAGACAGCAATAAACAAGCCTTGTATGAATTTTATCTGATGTTACCGAACAACGGATTAAAAGCTCAATTTACCCAAGAATTGATTGAACAATTTGAAGATTTAATTGAGCTTTTTCATTACCGACATTTACATGATTACATTTAAGGGGGAAACATGGCAGAAGAAACCAGCATGATGGATTCCATTAGTGAAGCCTTTTTCGGCAAGGATATAGACTGCAAAAGCGTACAAGATAAAATAGAAGCAATTCCTGACGGGGATAAACTCACCAACGCCAGTGCTAAAGCCCGTGCCTTGGCTATGGCAGATTATGCGTGCAAATATTTTGAAGCCGTGCAACAAAACGCCAACGCCAATATGATTATTGCCCTGATTCAACAGGCAGCGTCCTTTTATTTTGCCGACAAACAACATGACACTGCTAAGCAAGCACAAAATCGTTTTGACGCGATTTGGAATAACCAAAAGGACAAAAGCGACAAACTGTTTAATCATTGGTATGACCACAGCCGACCGATTGAAATCAACATGCTAAACGAAGCCAGGGCAAGGGAACAAGCAGGTTATCAAGTGGATTATGACACGGCGAAAAACCGAGCTATTGCCACCGCTCGTAGTGAGTTCTCCCGTGCGAGAGATAAAGTGCAACGGGAAAGTCGTATTCATTGTGTGGGGGCAACACGCACGGCATTACGCCAATTACAAATCGCCGAAGCCAGAGCCACCGTGCTTGCCACCAATCAAGCCATCCGCATGGAAGAAGAACGCAAACACCAACGGGAAAGCCAATACCGAGAAGAAACCTACAAATGGAATGCCCTATTCCAAGGACGAGTGGGTGACAGCCTAAACGCCATTCGCACCGCTCAACAAGCGGCAGCTGCTGCCAGCCAAATTAACCCTTATGACGGCTGGTCAAATGCTGTGGCAAATTTAAGCCACATTGGGGGAGCAATGGGGACAGCCAATATGGCAAGTTTCCAAGGGGCAAACACCGCTACCCCGTCATTATTTGGTAGTGGATTTTACAACAATTAATCACAGGGAGAACAAATGAAACCGATTAAAATTGACAGAAAGGTAGCAAAAACCACCTTTCACATTGACAATTGCAGTCAAGCAGACAGTGCAACCATTGAAATTACCCGAGTGGGCGGAAGCGATACGATTGTTTATCCGTCCTTAGAACTCACCGATTCCAGCGTGGTGTTTATGTGGGACGACGCATTATACAAAGCCCGTTCAGGACGCTATCAAGGAATTATCCGCATAGACGGCTGTAAGCCATTTTGCGTGCCGATTCACATTGGGTGCAACTGTAATATGGGTAGTAGCGAAAACGGTTATTTTTATTCACAAGAATGTTTGGAGTGTTAAAATGAGTTACAAATGGTTAAACGGTTACCAAACCACCTTAAGCGAAGCAATCAGCAGTAGCAAAAAATTACTGCCAATTTTAGATGCCAAAGAACTGGCACAACGCCTAGGTGAAGATCACAGCTATCTCGTCATCAATGACGGCACGGGTGCAGAAATCATCAAAGTCATCAGTTACGGCAACCAAGTCAAAATTGAACGCGGACAAGACAACACCAAAGCCAAAGCCTTTCCCGCTGGCAGCTGCATAAAATGGGAAGTCACCAAACAAGGCATCACCGAAACCATCTGCAACAAAGAATTTGAATGCAGTGACGTGGTGGGGTGTGGGTGTAAGGATTGA